TACGATTGAAGGCTCAGGTACAGGTTCTGTAGCTAAAGCAGAAGCAGATGCAATTGCATCAGCAGAAGCTAAAGATGTAGTACGTGCGGCAGCAGCAAATGCATATGCAGATACAGCAGAAGCAGACGCAATTGCATCAGCAGAAGCTAAAGATGTAGTACGTGCGGCAGCAGCAAATGCATATGCAGACCAAGCAGAAGCAGACGCAATTGCATCAGCAGAAGCAAAAGACGTGGTACGTGCATCAGCGGCAGCAGCAGATGCAACAGCTAAAGCAAACGCAGCACAATCAGCAGCAGAAGCAACAGCTTCAGCAGACGCAACAGCTAAAGCAAATGCAGCACTATCAACAGCACAAGCATACGCAGACCAAGCAGAAGTAGATGCTAAAGGATACGCAGATACTGGAATTAGTAACCTTGAATCAAGTTTAACACACTTCCACAGTTCAGTAGTAGATGTAACTTCTGCAGTTTCAACTTCAAATTCTACAGCTTCAGTTAGCTATACATTTAGTGAGCTATCTAACGCTAGGCATTATGTAGTATTGTTAAACAGACAAGTACTAAGACCATCAGAATATTCTGTTAGTGGCACAACACTAACTATTCAAACTGGTGTCTTGGCAACAGACGATGAATTAGAAGTAACAGGTTTTAGTTCATAATAACCATTGGCCAACAGTGAGGGGTTAGAGACAGCCCCTCACTTAGTTCGCAAGAACAGTGAGGAATACAGAGTATACCTTTCGTGCCAATAAAACTCATAAAATAGGAGAGTTAAAATGTCATCAAGAAAAATTAAACACAACGGTTCGCAACAGAAGTTCTCGTTCAATAAAAACAAAAAATACAAATACAACAAAGCAGGTAGTCTTGAAGAAGTTACAGCAATTAACCCAATTGCCGATGATGATATCGTACTATCAGGTTCAAAGTCATCTCTACGTAGAATGGCTGACATGGAGCGTAATATTTCGATTCTAGCAACAAAACTAACTACTACAGATGGTGGAGTTACAGACGCAAACGATAGTGATTTTGATACAGTTGTTAACAAAGACACTAAGTTCAAAAGAGATGTTCAACTAGGTAACGGTTCAAGTGATGCAATCAAAATTGATGGTCACCTACATATTAATAGTTCATTAACATTAGGTTCAACAGCTAGAGAAGCAATTCAAGATGTAGTTGTTTCTCCAATGTTAACAGGCAATACTGAATCAGGTATCACAGTAACATATGATGATACAGGTAGTGAAGTTGACTTTACAGTTACTTCAGCACCAAAATGGGCAACAGCACGTACAATTACACTAGGTGGTGATGCTTCAGGTTCAGTATCAATTGACGGTACAGCTAACAAAACACTAACTGTTGCAGTTGCTAACGATTCGCACACACACGATACTCGTTACTATACAAAAGCTCAAGTAGATTCAGAAATTGATTCTCATGTTAATGCAGTAGTAAATGGTGCTCCAGGTACGTTAGACACACTTAACGAACTAGCAGCAGCAATTGGCGATAATGCATCATATGCAGCATCAATCACAAGTTTATTAGCAGGTAAAGTAGCAACATCATCAGCACAAGCACTACGTGCAACAGATGCGATTACAGTTTCAAATGATACAGTTACAATCCATAAAGGTGACGGTACATCAGAATCAGTAACAGTTTCAGATGCTAACAGCAACACATATGTAACAGGTGCGTCATTCGACACAGCCAATGGTGTTCTAACACTATCACGTAACAGTGGCACAGTAACAGTTGACCTAGATGGTCGTTTTACAGATAACACTTATGCAGATGGAATGAATCAGCATGTTAAAACTACCAGTGCGGTTAACTTCGCATCAGTAACAGCATCAGGTGATATCACAGCTTACTCAGATGAATCATTAAAAACTAACATCCAAACTATTGACGGCGCATTAGGCAAAGTTGAAGCAGTACGTGGTGTTACTTTTGATCGTATTGCAGACGGCTCAACATCAACTGGTGTTGTTGCTCAAGAACTACTAGCAGTATTACCTGAAGCAGTTCACACAGATGCACATGGTGTTCATTCAGTAGCATATGGTAACATTACAGGTCTATTAATTGAAGCAGTTAAGGAATTATCAGCAGAAGTTAAAGATCTTAAGAAGTAATTCTTAAACATATCTAATAAGAAAGAGGGGCAATTTGTCCCTCTTTTTTTATGAATATAAATAACTATATGTCCAATATATCAAAACTTCATAATCATAGTGAATCATTAAAGAAATATAATTTAACTAGATTATCTGATAACCGAACAAATAACTTATCGCTTGAATGGATACCATTTGAAGATTTATTAGTAACTCAAAATCAGCTTGATACTTTTGACCCTGATCATGTAGCAGATATCTGTAAAGAATATCATCCAGCAATAGTTAGAGCCAGTAGTGTTGCTCACATAGGTGACAAATATATACTATGGGAAGGACAACATAGTGCTACAGTAAATTGGCTAGCCGGGCTTGATAATATACCTTGTATAGTATATAAATGTGACAATTTAGATTTTAAACAAGTACCGTCTATAGAGAAATTTGACAGCGGCCAATTAGCTGATCTAATTACAATGTTCGTTGAAGATTCTGGCGCAAAAACACTTGATGATGTCTTGCATCTTATAAAGCAATATGATAATTTTGTATAAATACATATATAAAGTGGAGACATAATGTGGCTTTCAAAATTTTAAACAATGTAGTAATTACAGATAATAGTGATGTAACAAATACCACAATTGATACAACTAATGTATTAGACAACGTAATTACAATATCTGATGGTGTAAATTCAACACCCATAAACAGAGGACAACCAGTTACAATTACTGGGGCAGGACTAACTGTTGTAACTGAATCTAATGGCATAGTGTCAATTGATGCATCTGGTGAAGTACCTACTAATATTAGTGCATTTACAAATGATGTAGGTTACATTACTTCAGAAACTGACAGCCAAACATTATCATTTAGTAATCCAAATCTAACAATAAGTAATGGTAACAGTGTTGACTTATCAACATTAAGCACAGACTTGACAGGTTATGCTACAGAAGCATATGTTGATACAGCAGAATCAGATGCAAATCTATATACTGACGGTCGTGAAGTATTAATTACGACTGCATATGAATTATATGCAGATACCGTAGAATCAGATGCAAATGCATATACTGATTCACGTGAAACTGCAATTACAAGTGCATACCAAACATATGCAGATACAGCAGAATCAGATGCAAACACATATACAGATACCCGTGAAACTGCAATTACAAGTGCTTACCAAACATATGCAGATACAGCAGAAGCAGATGCGATTGCAACAGCAGCAGCAGATGCAACTACAAAAGCAGATACAGCAGAAGCAGATGCGATTTCAGCAGCAAACATTTATACTGATTTTAGAGATACTACACTTATTGGCGACTCTTCAATTAACGGCACAATTGGCAACACTATTAAAAATAGAATTGATTCAGCAGAAGCAGATGCAATTTCAACAGCAGCAACAGATGCAACTACAAAAGCTAATAACGCATTATCGTCAGCACAAACATATGCAGATGCTCTCGACACAAGTGATATTGCTGAAAATGGTCCATTGTACTATACAAATGAACGTGTTGATGATAGAGTTTCAAACCTATTGGTTGCTGGTAGTAACATAACACTTACTTATAATGATTCACTTAATACATTGTCAATCGCATCTGCAACAACAGCAAGTGGTGGTTACGACTTGTCAGCAAATACAACTGATGATTTAACTGAAGGCCCTTCCAACCTTTATTTTACGTCTGCAAGAGTACAAACTATTATAGATGCAGGAAATTATGCTACTGAAACATTTGTTAATAACTCAGTATCTAATATTGTAGACGCAGCGCCAGCGACTTTAGACACATTAAACGAATTAGCAGCGGCACTTGGTGATGATGCAAATTTTAGTACAACAATTACAAACCAAATTGCTAATAAGGCAAACACGGCTGATCTTGCAACAGTAGCAACTAGTGGCAGTTATACAGACTTAATTAATAAACCAACTATACCAACAAACAATAATCAGTTGACAAACGGTGCTGGTTATATTACAACGTTTACTGACACAAATGAATTCGTTGATTCTCTAGGATTTAATACAACCAATGGTATACTTACAGTTGGACGTACTGGTTCACTTCTTGATTTAACAGTTGACTTAGATGGTAGATATGTAACCTCGACATTTAACGCTGAGGATGTACAGGATATTGTCGGTGGAATGGTTAGTGGTAATACTGAAAGTGGAATATCAGTAACATATGATGACACTAACGGCAAATTAAACTTTAATGTTAATGACCCAGTTATAACATTAAATGGAGATCTAAGCGGATCTGCTACAATGACTAATTTAAATAATGTTACTATTGCTGCAACAGTTGCTGATAATAGTCATAACCATACAATTGCAAATGTAACAGGATTGCAAACAGATCTAAATGGAAAAGTAAATTTATCTGGCAGTACAATGACTGGCGGCTTAATTGCCCCTACATTAAGAGCAACTGCTACTGCTGATGTAAGTGCAACGTCAACAGGACATGGATTTCAAGTAGGAGTAACTACTGGACAAAATATAGCAATGGACTCCAATGAAATTATAGCTAGAAATAATGGATCGTTGGCTACATTATATTTACAAACTGACGGCCAGAATACTATTTTTGGAAATAACACAACTAATAAAGTCCAAATTGGCAGCGGGGCTATAGTAGCTACTGGAGATATAACAGCATATGGCACAGTATCTGACAGAAGACAAAAAGAAAATATTGAACGTTTGGAAAATGCATTAGACAAGGTTAATCAATTAAATGGTTATACATTTAATTATCTTAATCATGAAGATCGTATGACTGGAGTAATGGCACAAGAAGTACAAGAGGTATTACCTGAAGCAGTTTTTGAAACTAATAAACTAGAAACTGAAGATGGAGTAGATTCAATATTAGCAGTTAGACATGGTAATATGGTGGGTCTATTAATTGAAGCAATAAAAGAACAACAAATACAAATTGAATTGTTAAAACAAGAGGTTGACAATTTAAAAAATAAAGTGTAGACTTAACTACAACCTGAAATCGTATAAATATAGATGTAAGCGAAATGCTTACATGGCTATACTCTAGCCAAAATAATTTTTAATTAGCTAATTAAAATAAGAAACTGAGGAGTTCAACATGGCATTACCAGCAACGGGATCGACGATCTCAATGGGCACAGTACGTAATTACTTTGGATTAAGTGGAACAATTTCACTAAGTACATTGGGTAACTACATTTCACCAAGCGTAACAACTAACATTAAACTATCTGCTACTTTTGGTGGATGGCAGAATCCTAACACGTGGGGTACGAGTTCCGGAGTAGATCCGACAACTGACGAACCAACACATCCATAAGAATTAATTTAATGATGGTGTTGTTACTTGTTGACAACATCATCTTTTATTGTAAAATAGTAACTAATTATATTTACAAAAAATGTAAACTCAACACAGGAGAAAACAATGAGTATAAGAACACGATTTGAGATCGAAACATTTCTGTTAGGGGCTCACCCAACAGTAGCAAGACAAGCAATGGCACTCAACGCAGAGCTTGAAGCGGCTAAAGCAGGTGGTCATCCAGATCTATCAATTTTAGAAGCAGTTGCAAAAGACTTTGAAGCAGCAAACGGACCAATGAGTGGTCTTGTTAGCGCCGTAGAGGAGTCTGAAGAAGAGTACTGGGTACAAAAGCTAGCTCGTCTAGCAGCAATTGATATTTTAACAATTGGTAAAGTACAACCAGAACATATGAATTATATGGCATCATTAGGTGATGCAGCATTTGGTGCATGTGTTAAAAACGCATCAGCATTAGCTAAAACCTTAAATGATCAAGTACGTGAAATTGAAGCTGAATTGAGCTCAGAATTAGCGGACTAATATAATTTAAAAATGGTATCAATGCCAAAATATTATACCAAGGAAACTAATGCAACAGTTGCTATTTGCGTTCCTGTGCGTGATGTGGTAACAGCCGCGTTTTCATTCAGTCTTGCTATGCTTATGAAAAAGTGCGGCGAGGCTGGTTTAAAAACAACATTACACATGGTTATGGGAAGCGAAATCGCCAGCCAAAGACAAACGTTATCGACTGAAGCATTACAAACTAATTGTACACATTTATTATGGTTAGATAGTGATATGAAGTTTCCAACAAATATACTTGAAGCCTTATTATCAAGTAAAAAAGATATTATAGCATGTAACTATAGCACTCGTGTTAAACCATATCGCCCAGTAGCATTTACGAGCGATGTAGATATGGATGCAAGACTAGAAGAGAAAAATGGAATACATCCAGTTGTAGCAGTTGGATTTGGGTGTATGTTAATCAAACGATCTGTATTTGAAAAAATGGATCTTCCTTATTTTAGTGTAGGATGGAATGAAGACTATACTAGTTTAACAGGAGAAGATCTTTATTTTTGCCAAAAAGCAAGATTAAATGGATTTAAAATATATATTGATTGTGATATGAGCAATAAAATATCACATATTGGAACAACTGCATTTACATTAGAAAGTATTAACAATGATTAATTTAGAAAAATCTCAGCTATTAGCATATAATGGCCAAAATGTTATTACTCCTTGGGACAGACTAAAAAAGCATATCTTTCCTTCATATCCAATACATTCAGGTCCAAAAATAGAAGATCCGAATAACCTACTTGAAATAGGATTGCGTTTTGTTGATGAAGCAGATATGGTATGGATTGTAGACGAAGAAGCTAAAATTGTTGAAGACTTTCCATGGCATTTTAGGCCAAGTGACGTAGGAAGAAATAACATTCACGAATTTCCAAGAGTAACAAAAAGAACACGTAAGTCAATGGGCTATGGCGATGTAAGATTAGTACCAACAGGCGGCGTTGCACATGGCACTGTAAAAAATAGAATTACAGCAAGCGTACAAGAAGCTGATTTTGATATTGTTATGATCAGTTATCACGAGGCCGAAGCAGACCAAAAATTCCAAGCACTAAGTGCTAGATTCCCTGACGTAAAGCACGTAAAGAATGTTACTGGTATTGGCGCAGCACATAAAGAAGCCGCTAAACTAGCAACTACAGATATGGTATGGATTGTAGACGCTGATGCTGATATTTTACCAAGCTTTAGTTTTGATTATACGCCTCCGTTAAGTAGTAGAAAAAATACAACTTATAGTTGGTTTGCTCGTAATCCTATTAATGGTTTAGAATATGGTTATGGTGGTATTAAATTATTTCCAAAACAACAAATTTTAGATATGGGCCACACACTTCCTGATTTTACAACTGGCGTTAATTTTTACCAACCAGTTAAAGATGTTGCTAATATTACTAGCTTCAATAAAGACCCATTCCGTACATGGCGTAGTGCTTTCCGTGAATGTGTGAAGCTATCAAGTGGTATTAATCCAAATAACCCAAGTGCTGAAACATTGCAACGTTTAGAAACATGGACCACTGTAGACAATGGCGCACGTTTTGGACGCTATTGCATTAAAGGTGCTATTGAAGGTAAGGCATACGGAGAAGAGTTCAAAGACGATGTCGAAGCATTGAATAAAATTAATGACTTTGAATGGTTACGTACACTATTTGTTGCTAACATGAAAAAGCAAATTAGATAAAAATAAAAGCAGCTTAGGCTGCTTTTTTTATAACGTATCTATCCAATTCTCACCGTCTTTGGGACAGTTCTGGTAGATAGTTTTTAGTTTCTTGATTATATCTTTATTATATAATTGTGCCTTAACTCCAGGGTGTAATGGCCTAGGCCAGTTGTTTATTTTAACCCAACAGTACCCATCGCTTTCATTATTTAATACTGGAATAAATTCTTCAAAAACAGCCACAACAAATGTATTGTATATAAATTTTTTATCTGGACTAGTAAATATATTCAAAGGATATACTTTTTCTACATCTGGTAATATTCCAACTTCTTCATCTAGTTCACGCAATAGTGCTTTTAATGGAGTTTCACCTTGATGTGCCTTGCCACCAAAAAACCCCCAACTACGTGGATGGCTACTTTTATTGCTTCGCTGTTGTAATAAAATGCGCCCGCTATCAATAGCAAGAAATACGCACCCGCTTGCATTTAACATTTATAGATATAATCTCCAAAACCCTTCGTTATATATGCCTTCATAACTATTAAACCATTCAGTACCATTCCATTCAAATTGGTCATTAGTAATAAGGTTTAATGCATAATGTACATTATTTGCCTGTGAGCTACTAGTAAAACTCAATACCCAAGCATTGCCATTATATTCAATAATATCGTTTACATTAGCATTAACATTGTCCCATTGTTGAGCAGTAGACGCAGTAATAAGATATCTTTGTCCAAGTTCAGCATCTGGCAATGTTCCATCACCAGGAAAGTTTTGTTGTGGATTTACAATTCCATTAAATGGTGTTAAGGTGTTTGCTGGCAATGTATCAGTATCAATATCTACTAACAGCGTATTGAGATTATTATCATCAATAGATAATTTACCAATAATGTCTCCATCTAAGCTGCCTGGATCCTTATTCTTCTTTAAACGCAATTGGCTTATACCTTCACGTAATTGACCAAAAGGCTTTAAGTGTGAATCCCAACGTAACGGAACTCCTGTTTCTGGATCAACGTTACTGCCACTAGATGCAAGTAAACTTGCTTTTCCATCAACATAGCTAAGTTTTCTATCTTCTAAAGTTACGATATTATATTCTAATGATGACCTATCGAAAGGTAATTCTTCTTTAAAATTATCTAGATTTTCATCGTCTAAATTATATAACTGGTTTAATATAGTATGAACAATTCTTTGGTGTTTAACTTTGGCTGGTGGGTTAACAAAGATTGGAATGTTAAATGTAAGAGTTGCAACATCAATAATATCATCAACACTGTTACCAATACTACGGCTACTCCATACAATATTAGTCATTTCCACATAAGCCAATGAACTCCAGTCAAAAGCATTGTCTGACGTTCTTACATTTAGTGTTGGATTGAATAATACTAATAGTTGCTCTAGTAGCTGTAATTTTTGGTGAGTATTAGATGTCCATACATCACAGTTCATAGTTAAGTTATATGGTACTGGCATGTAACGCTCGACAGTATATGTATTGCCTACTTCATTTTCATAATCACCATTTTCAGTTTGTTTCTTTTCCCAAACTTGTACCTTATCAACATGCTGTTGCTCTACTCGACGATCAGGTGCTAATGATAAATCAGTAACATAACAACTAATAAATGGAACAGTGTTTGTAATATTTTCACTGTTTTCTCTTTGAATGTGCGCCGCCATACGATTAATATCACCATATCTTACAGGAACTTCTAAATACATTGGAAGTTTGTCTTCTCCAACGCCCATCTGTACACTGAATCCACTAAACAGTCTTATGAACTGCTGAATGTATCTTCTAACTTGCTTGTCGTAAAAATATTGTTGTGCCATTATTCAAAATCACTCTTCGGTTTAATAACTTTACTAATTGCCTGACGTTGTGGAAATTCTTGATTATCAACAACTGTAGTATTTTCATTATTAATGAATCCACTTGCGTTATATGTTCTATCAGTCCACGTAGTATCAGTAATATTATCATATAACCTATGCCAACGGCTTCCACGATATACATACAGTCTATTAGGGTTAAAGTCATTTCTTATAAAATATTTTCCATCGTTTGGATTTTGAGGAAATTGATCACCAGCATCTAATACTTCGCCGTGATCATACGTATCATCTTGTTCATCTTGTCCAAACAAATGTTCTAGTAGCGGAAGACCTAATGGATCAGCCGCTTCAGCACTTGCTACAATTGCATTACTGATGTTTAACTCTGTTTTATAGCTACTAATCTTATTCTTTAGACTATCTGGATCCTCAGCAGTACCAAGTATATCTGCGTATTCTTGTGTATCTGTCAGTGGAGATACTTTTACTCTCCAAATATGTGAGAACCAAGTTTGTGAAAAACCTTCACTACCACGGTTAGCATCAGTAACTACATAAAATTTATTAACAGCATCACGTTCATTATCCAATAATAATTCTTCTCTCAGGTGTGGAAGTTCAAAAACATCACCAGGCATAATTTTACGCCCTAGTTTTTCAACCATATCATTTGTGTGAAAAGTAATAAACAGTGTGTCGTTAGTTAGGAATAAGCCAAATTGACTTAAATCAAAGTCATTATCACTTACATTATATACCCCACGTAAGTCATAGATATCTGGATCATACTTACGGTCTCTATTTTCCATGAACAGCAAGTCTTGAATCTTAGTTTCATCAATATATCCCTCAGGATTGACTGCTTCTCCAGTAATATAATCAATCTCGAGTCCACTGCCATAGTTTGGTTCACTAGGGTCATTGCTATCAATTCGCTCTTTTGGACCAAGATACTTGTGAATATGTATCGCGGTTCCACCAATATCAAACTGTTCACGTATATTTCTATCCATGAATTTATAGTCATTTCCCTTGTTTGGCTTATATAAACTTAGTCTTGGCATATTTTTTTCCTCTTATATGTATTTAGCTATTGACATTGGTTTAAAAATGTATTATTGTCATTACATAGTTTGTAATAGGAGAAACACAATGGCTGGCATAAAAGTACCAAAGAAGTCTAACAAACAAAAAGTAAATCGTAAAATGGGGTTTCAAGATCCAGTATTTGATGGTTGCGAACGTTGGACTGGGCAAAAGTATCATACGTATGTCCGTAAATTTCAGTGGCTTTACTATAATCAAGCAGATGCTAAAGATGTTGCACCTGCAATCTTCCAGTGGATGAAAAATGCCAATTATGATAAAACGCAGATTTCTGCAGCAAAACGTGCTAAGTATATTAGTCCTAATGTTGCTATTCAGTGTCGTTTGCGTAATTTAGGAATGCCAAGTGTACATGAAAAGGCACAAGAATATTGGGTGTCATTGCCAGGTACTGGGACAACCACACCTCGCCCTGTAGACCAATATATTGCAGAAATGCTAGAAGCAGCTATTGCTGAAGGCATGGCTAAAAAAGAAGAAGTCGTAGATGTGCAAGATAAAAAGAAAAATGTATATAAGCCTACTATACGTCAAATCATGTTTGAAGCCAGTCAAGCAATGACAGAGGAAATTGAAGAGTTTGTAGATGACTTTATACGCAATAGTAAAGTAGATACAGTAGCTCTTAAAAAGTTTGCTCCTATTAAAATGTTACATAAGCATGGTGCAAAAGCTAATCATGCACGTATTGTCCGTAAGTTTTATGAAAGCGAACAGGCTGAAATGCAACTTATTTTAGATATGCCAAACAAAACAGCACTCAAAAAAATGTCTGATGTTGAACGTGACGATTGGGAACAAATTGCTGAAGGTTACGGGCATTTATCAACTGCATATGTTAAAGCAAGTTTAGAAATGTATACTAAAATTATCAATGCATGTGACATTATTATTGCAGAGCAAAAAGTAAATCGTAAGCCTCGCAAAGTTAAAGAGAAGTCAGCAGACCAAATTATATCCAAGTTTAAGTTCAAGGCTAGTGATCCAGATTATGGTATTGCAAGTATCAGCCCTACAAAATTGCTGGGCGGCGTATGTGCAGTTGTGTTTAATACAAAAAACCGTAAATTAGGACTGTATGTAGCAAAAGATGCAAATGGTTTTGGTATTAGAGGAACAACATTGCTAAACTATAATGAAGAAACTAGTATGCAAAAAACGATACGAAAGCCGTTGGAAGTTCTGCCCAATTACAAGAAAACAACTAAATCAAAAGCAGTTAAGCAATTTGAATTCCTTAAAACTACTGAGATCAAACTTAATGGACGTTTTAATGATGGAATTGTTCTGCTAGCAGTCTACAAATAAACTAATACTATCTCCTACTGTTTGGCATAAATACATACAGTAGGAGATATTTACATGAGTGCTGTGAATGATTTAATTAAAGAAATGGAATTGCGCCTTGGTGGCGGAATGGTTGATGTAGAACTGGATCCAGAACATTACGAACTGGCTATTAAAAAAAGTTTAAGCAAATACCGTCAACGTGCTGAAAATGCCGTAGAAGAAAGCTATATTTCATTATCATTATTAAAAGATATTAGTGAGTATACACTACCAGATAATATAATTGAAGTTAAAGACATTTATAGACGTACAACTGGTGTAAGCAGTGGAACAGGTAACGATATAGAACCATTCCAAGCTGCTTACATTAACTCATACTTACTAGGCTCGGCACGTGCCGGCGGACTAGCATCTTATGATTTCTTACAACAGAACCGTGAAACAATGGGCCGCTTGTTTGGAGCAGAACTAATGTTTACATGGCGCCCTCAAGATCATAAACTTATTATACATCGTAAAATTAAAGCTGACGACGAATGCATTTTAGCAGTTTTCAATTATCGTCCAGATCAAAATATACTTGAAGATACATATGCTGGCCCATGGGTTAAAGATTATGCATTTGCTCATGTACGTTTAATGTTAGCCGAAGCACGTGGTAAGTTTAGTCAAATAGCTGGCCCACAAGGTGGCACAACAATGAACGCAGATCAGTTACGTACTGATGCCCAACAAGAAATTGATAAGCTAGATACTGAGCTAACATTATACAATGATGGTAGTGCAGGATTAGGCTTTACTATTGGATAAAATCTCACATTAAATACTAACATAACTCTGTATCAGCCCCTTTTTTGCCCACATACTATAAATACAGTTAGGATTATTATGATATAATTCTATTACATGTAAAAGAAGAGTATTAAAAAAGGAGACTCCCTTATGGCAAATCTAGTATCACCTGGAGTACAGGTTAGCATCGTAGACGAGTCAGTATACGGATCAGCAGGAGCAGGCACAGTACCGATGATTTTCATCGCAACTGGTGCGAACAAAGCAGATCCAACTGGCACTGAAACAATTGCAAAATATACAAAACCAGAATTTGCTGGTAAACCAGTTTTGGTTACATCACAGCGTGAGCTAACACAATTTTTTGGAAACACAGACTTCCGCACAGTATCAGGTACAGTGCAACAAGCTGATGAAACAAATGATTATGGATTGTTAGCAGCTTATTCATTCTTAGGACAAGCATCAGCAGCATATGTTGTTCGTGCAGACCTAGACTTAACAGCAATTCGCCCACAATCAACAGCACCAACAGGTCCTGCTGAAGTAGGCACAAAATGGTTAAATCCATCAAATACAGACTTTGGTATTTTTGAATATACAGCAAATGGCTGGTCAAAAGAAACACCAACAGTAGAATTAACAACAGGTAGTGCAGCTCCATCAGCGGCAGTAGTTGATGGTTCATACCACGTAACTGTAGACCTAGACGGCTCAGTAACATCATTAAACTATTATAAAGGCGATAGCGGATCTTGGGTTGCAATTACTGCAACTTTTGCACCACACTATAGCGAACCAGCAGCACCATCAACAGGTGATGTTTGGGTTAAAACAACAACGCCAGGTACTGGTGTTAGTGTTGACATCCGTGAATTTACAACAGCAGCTAATGACTTTGTTGCACAAGCAATACTTTATGCAAATGCTGAAGCTACAGATCCAACAGGTATTGTAGGCGACATTATGCAAGACGGTTCAGCAGGCAAAGCACGTTCATTAAATGAAGGTGATTTATGGTTGGCAGTAGGCGCAAGTTCAATTGTTATCAAACGTTATACAAGTGGCGCTTGGGGCAATGTTTCAATTACAGCACAAACAGCAAAACCAACTGGCAATCCAGTGGACGGTGCAATGTGGTTTGACGCAGATCTTGACGAACTAGCTATTTACGAAGTAGCATCAGATAGTGGTGTTCAGAAATGGAAAAAAGCAACTAATGTAACATATTCATCATCAATGCCAGCAGCTGGTGCAGTAGGCGATTATTGGATCGATACAGATGAAAGTGGTTATCCTGTAATTTACAGACATAACGGTAGTGCATGGGTTAAAAAAGATAACGCAGACCAATCAACATCAAATGGTGTTGCATTTGGTGACATCACTGCAAACGATACATCAGCAGGCGACTTTGAAGACACGCTATTAGAAAATGGTCCAAATCCATTAGTATATCCAGTAGGAACAACGGGCATTAACATGTGTCGTTCAGGTGGTACTGTTCGTCAATACGATAGTTCACTAGCAACAGCATGGAAATGGCGTAACCTAGCAGGTAACCAAGCTTCAGGTGCAGGTTCATTTGGTGATATGGCACAACGTAAAGTAGTTGTAACAGCAATGCAATCAAGTGCAGGTAGTTCAGACCTACGTGAAGATAATCTTCAATTCCGTCTAATTGCAGCTCCTGGTTATCCAGAAATGTTTGATGAAATGACAACATTAAATGCAGATCGTAATGAAACAGCATTTGTTATTGTTGACGCTCCATTAAAACTAGCACCATCAGCAGCAGTTGCATGGGTACAAGGTACTAATGCAGTTGAAAACGGTGTAGACGGACTAGTAGGCAAGAATACATATTCAGCAGCTTACTATCCAAGTGTACTAACAACTGATCCAACATCAGGTGCAAGTGTAGTTGCTCCAGCATCGCACAGTATCTTATACACATATGCGTATAATGACAATGTAAGCTTCCAGTGGTTCGCCCCTGCAGGTTTAACACGTGGTCAAGTACAAAACGCATCAAATGTTGGTTATGTAAATGCAGAAGGTGACTTTGTACCAGTATCACTAAGCCAAGGCTCACGTGATGTAATGTACGAAGCAAAACTGAACCCAATTGCAAGATTCCCTGCAGAAGGAATTATTGTATTTGGTCAGAAAACACTAGCAGCAGGTGCATCAGCATTGGATCGTGTTAATGTAGCACGTTTAGCAGCTTACTTGCGTGAACGTTTTGAAGTTATTGCAAGACCATACTTATTTGAGCCAAATGATAGCGGAACTCGTGACAATGTTACTGGTACGTTTACTGGCTTTATGGGCAATATCTTATCACAACGTGGTGTTTATGACTTTGCAGTTTTATGTGATGAATCAAACAATACACCAGCACGTATTGATAGAAATGAACTATGGGTTGACGTGGCAATCGAGCCAACTAAAGCAGCAGAATTTATTTACATTCCAGTTAGAATTGTAAATACTGGTGAACTAAGTTAAACTATAGATATAGCAAAAATAAAATAGGGCAGATTAATCTGTCCTATTTTTTTGACTAAGAAGCATAAATACATTATATAGAATAGTTTAATAAGGAGATAATTAAATGGCTGTATTAACAAATTTTGGAGTTCCAGCAACTGGAGCCACAGGGGCATCGCTAATGCCTAAACTACAATACCGCTTCCGTGTTACCTTTACAAATATCGGTAATAAGAGCGCTGCTACTGTTGTAGCAAGAAATGTTGTTTCAGTAACTCGTCCGGCACTTGATCATGATGACGTAACAATTGATACATACAACTCAAAAATCCGCCTAGCAGGCAAACATACATGGCAAGATATTACTCTAGTAATTCGTGATGATGTTAATAGTGGTGTAATCACTGAGCTTGGCGCACAATTAAATAAACAAGTTGATCATGAAGATCAATCATCAGCAAATGCAGGTGGTGATTATAAATTTCAGATGAAAATTGAAATGTTAGACGGCGGCAATGATGGATCAGAATCAGTTTTAGAAACATGGGAATTAGCAGGTTGCTTTATTCCAAATATTCAGTATGGTGACTTAAACTACGCAACATCAGATGCAGTACAAATTACAGCAACGATTCGTTATGACAATGCATCACATCATGTGAAAAGCAACAGTGCTGATTTATTATCTGATCAGACAGTTGTATCAGGCAATAACTCATCAACAGCGACAACATAAACAAACTAGGAGTTACTTAACATGAGTAGCTATTTAGGTAGTTTAGCAGCATCTGTTTACAACCAATCTTCTAGCGGAGGGAGCGATAATATGCTCCTTCCACGAAGTAGATGGGATTTTAAAACAATTATTTACCACAAAGGTACTTCTGTTAAGAAGCCGCTGGTAATTGAAAGAATAAGTGAAATACAGTTACCAGGCAGTATTTTACGAACAGCAGTGCTTAATCAATACAATAGAAAAAGAATTACCAATGTTGGATTAGAATATACTCCAATATATATCAATGCATACGATACACGTGATGCTGAAATAGAAAAGTTTCTAAAAGAATATATGGATTATTACTATTCTGGAGGTCCAATGAATTCAGACGGAAAAACTGAAAATAACTATACTGATATAATTGGTCCAAACTTTGCAGCCGCAGGCAGCGGCAAAGGATTAAATTTAGTTGACGATAAATATTTTATTGATAAAATTGAAATCGAACGTGGACTTGATTCTAACGCTGAGAACCCTCAAAACCTTATTACTATATACAGTCCGATGATTACAGGGGTTAGCGGCGATACACTTAACTACAGTGAAAGTTCAATGGCACAAATTCGTATTGAAATATCATACGAAGGATTTGATGTGACATCTAAATAAATGGCACGTAAATTTCAAAGTGGAGAATACATACCACAAAACCCACAAAAATATTTAAGTAAGCGCCCTCCACATTATCGCAGTGGTTGGGAGCTTACTGTTTTTCGTATGTGCGATAATCATCCTGCCATTATTGGGTGGGGAAGCGAAACACATCGTATCCCTTATAGAAATCCATTAACTGGAAAAAATACAAACTATGTACCTGATATACTTATGGTGTATCAGGATAAAAAAGGTCAAAAGCATGCTGAGATGGTAGAGATTAAACCCAGCTCACAAATACTTGGCGAAGCTAAAAGTCAACAAGACAAACTAGCGGCAGTTGTTAATGCAGCTAAATGGGAAGCCGCAAGAGCGTGGTGCAAATCACAAGGTCTTGGCTTTCGTGTTATTACTGAGCGAGAAATATTTAACAAGCCTAATAAAAGCAAAAGAAGAAAAAAATAAATAGAACTATATAAAGGAATATATAATGATCAGAGAGATAACCCCACAAGATGCTGCTGATAGAATATGTACCATTGACCAAATACCTTACGACATAGAAAAATTACAAAAATTTTATGAAAAGGTAAAAGAGCATGCAGTTGATTATAGTTCATTGCGCAAACGTGCAACTAAAGGCTTATTTAAGTCTATCAAAGTAGACGATTTGGAGGACGGTGGAAGTTTCTTGCACTATCCAGAAGTGGCAGAACTAGTAGAAAAGTTTAATCCCATTACACAGCCAATTACACACGGTAATATAGCAGTAACAGTATATCAGCCAGGATTTTTATTTCATCCGCATATTGATTTTAGTAGAAGAAGTTGTATAATGTTTCCAATATTTCCAACTGATGGCGGAGCAATGGTAGATTATTATGATAATGATATACTTGGTGAACAGCCCAAAGTAACTTCACATGGTGCAGGTGCTGGAGAGCATGACGAAGATTATTATCTAGGATCTTTTAGATATTCAAATACACATGCAAATATTATGAATGTAGAAAAAGTACATGGTGTTAGAAATACAGGCGATGTAGCTGCTGAAAGAGTTTATCTCCAAATTAGTATATACGATGATTATCAAACCTGTATGGATAGAATGAAGCCAGGTGAGTTTTTAAATATCTAATGCCTTACAGTATTACATTGAAATACACTAGGAATGATGGCCCATGGGATAGTTTAGATCAAGAACGTGATTTTATTGTAGCATACAGTCCAAACTTAGAAAATGTTTTAATGATGAGACATTTATGGGGAACTAAGCAGATATGGAAGTATACTAATATACTTGAAGATGATGGCACAATAACTAAAGTTTATATTTTTACTGATTATGGATGGAATTATGTACAAAAAGTAGATTGTTTCTTACGTAACAAATTTACACAACAAGATCATTATAGTGTTACTAGAATAGATGGCCCAACATATGTAACTGTAGATCCAGAAGATTTTATGTTTGGTGAGCCAAATGTTATAGAACCAGATGCTGATATATTAACACGAGATGGAATTGAGCAGGAGCGAATAGAAATGCTAAAAATGTTATCTAAAGATAAAAAAGATGTATAACAAAGCGTTAACAGTAATATATACTCCAGGAAGTGGAGGAGAGTTCTTTACTTGGTTGCTTAGTCAACATGAAGGGGCATGCCCAACTAATTTATACATGCAAACTGAAAACCGTTGGAATATTATTGGACCAGAATTTTTTCATCTAGACCCTAGCTCTTTTGATAGGCATAGTTTTTGTGAAAATAGAGTTAATATCTTACGTGAGCATGATCATGCTCTATTTCATCATAGCTGTGATACTGATGAATTTTTAAGAACTAGATATGACATATGGGATGAATCATTAATAATATTAATGTTTCCCAGGAGTAAAGAAAGTGTACAATTTGTACACAATAACGTATTAAAGAAGCTTTCACATTTAGGTGGATATATAGAAAATCATATGCACAAAGATAGAGAGAAGATGTTAGAAAGAGCATCAAATATATTAGGTAAACGTGAATACATAACATTAGATCCTTATGATTTATTTTACAATACTGACAAGATTATATTTTTACTAAATCGCCATTTTAAGAAATTTGATATTGAGCTAAATTTAGATATGTGTAATATGTTTATAGAAACATGGAGACGAGAGAATGACAAAGAAACTTGAGGAAGAATTTGACCTACCATCTATTGATGATCTGAAATATGATCCAGATGCTGAAGAACCGACTGAAGAGCTTGATTTAGAAAAGATTCAGTCAACAATGATAACAACCCAACATTCAATGGAGTTAAGCGAAAAAGTAGATGCTGCTTTGCCATTAGTTGATGGCATGGATCAGTTAGAACGTGAAATGGACGAATATGCACAAAAAGCTATGGATACATTCCAAGACTTAATAGATTTAGGAAAAAATGTAGAGGATAGACATGTTGCTCCTATATATGATAGTGCGAGTAAGATGTTAACTGCTGGTATGCAGGCCAAACAAGCTAAGATAGATAAAAAGCTAAAAATGATAGAATTGCAAATGCGCAAGCAAAAACTAGATATCCAAGAACGTGAGTCAGAAGCTAAACTAAAATCATTATCAGATGACGATGATGACAGACAAGACACAATAGAGGGCAGAGTTGTGGGTGATCGTAGTAGTATGCTAGCAGAAATCATGGCCAATATGACAGAAAAAGATAAATAATATTAATACTGGAGAACAATTTCATGAGGAAGTCGTACATAGAATACTTGAATGAGTCTAAGCAGACTTATAAATTCAAAATTAAAATGGCAAGCGAGCCATCAGATTCAGATGTTGATCGCATCGAACGTCATTTAATCAAATATGACGTTTCAAAAGTATCAGCCCCTAAAAAATTAATGTTACAATCAACACCAGTAGATTTCCCACATTTACGTGGTTATGAGATCTTCTGTATTGAATTTGAAACAAACATGGTAGCAAGTGGATACCAAATCCAAATCGAATTGCAGAATATGCTAGGATTAAATGATGGGATTATGAAGGTACGTGCCGCACACGAGCCTGATGAACATGATGCGCCTAATGAGGGAGACAGCATTTTAGCTGATCCTGATTATAAGGAAGCTGAAGAAAACAAAGCTGAAGACAGCTTTGGCGACAAATATAACACTAGCTTTGTACAAGAGTTATTAAAGCTACGAAAAACAAAGGAAAAAGACAATGAGTGATGATATAGGTAGAATCTTAAGTCTTGCTGGTCTTGGCTTTAAAACAGTAGCTGAAGATGAAAGCAATGAAAAAAAAGTATGCAGGGATTGCGGTGATGAAATGGGTCACCCAACAACAGATTGTGAAAACGATGCACATGACAAAAATGGCGATCATTGGATTGATATTGATGTAGATGGCGATGGCGATGCAGACATTAAAGTATCTGCAGATATGGCAGAAGCAGAAGTTGAAGAAGCAGTAGGCGACAGTGCAGATCCGCTATATGACTTGGTTGACGATGTGGCGAACAACTTGGCTGACGAGTTAAGTTCACATAAACTAGTATTAGATGAGCTAGTACGTTATCTAAGCGTCGACCAAATTGAAGAATTTGTTGCAGACTTTAGACGCCACCATGATCTACCAATGGACATGGACGATGATCTAGACGAAGCAAAAGGTTCAGATAAAGACGAGTCAGATGAAGAAAGAGAAAAAGCAATGAAACGTGCTTTTGCTAAATCAGACGAACCAGAGCGTGGTGAGAAGCGTAAAAAAGTATCAGTAGCAAAAGCACCATGGGAATCATTGGAAGAAGACGATTTAGATGAAAACGCATTTAACCAAGCGGCAGCGGCAGCGGCACGTGCAGGTAAAGACACATTTGAGTTTGGTGGTAAGACACACAAAACTACAATGAAGAAAGATACAGCACACCAACTAGATGATGACATTCAGTTTGAATCAGAAGAGCTAGAAGAATCTTCATGTGGTTGTTGTGGAAATGATCCATGTGATTGTGCGAGTGATTGTGGTTGCAAAACTGAGTCAGTAAACGAAGCACCTACAATGGATACAACACAGTTAATTACACTATTAAAGAACTCAGGTTTCACATCAGAAGCAATTGAGGAAAAATTAACAGAGTGGGCTAATACACCTGAAGGTGTTGGTGAAATAGATCCAACTGATCACGGCGAAGCATATGAAATGGCACAAAGTGTTAACCTAAGTCTAAAGCGTTACTTAGACGCACAGGACATGAAAGTACAAGTAAGCGAAAGTCATACACCAGAGGCATTGACTGCAGCATACAATGCAAAAAAATAAAAATAATATCTAGCTAGACTAGACAACTTGAGGAGAGGGTTTTTACCTTCTCCTTTTTTTTAGATAAATAATATAAAGTGAGTAGTTAATTATGAAGAAACAACTATACCCTGCCATTGTAATTGAACCATCAGAGCCTATTGAAAATTATACTTTAAATTACAGCGAAACCTGCAATTATGTTAAAACTGATGCGTTTATTAAAGATATGTTTTGGTCTGATAGAGCCAATATGTTTCGAAGTATTGATTTAAAAATACCACAATCATGCACAAATCCTTGGGAAGAAGAATACAAATCTGTAATGCAACAAATAAAACATCTTATTAGTCTTGACCGTATAAGCGAAGAAAAACTCGGATACGATCCTAATACATTTAAAATAACAATGCACATAAGCAATATGGGAAATCTTAATACAGCAGAATCAAGATATTTTAATGAAACTATATATGCTAGTAGTTGTTTAGAAATGTTATTACGTTTTTTTGCAGAAGAATCACATAATATACAACTAGAAATTGCTGATAAATTAATGGACACTTATCCAATGAATGACAGTAATAGGTTTGACGTTATAACAAATATTAGAAATATAACTACAAGATTAGGATATAGATATGTAAATCTATATACTGAAGTGTACAAAGATCATACTTTGTCAAATGAAACAACGTTAAACATGGAACAGACTGGACAAATATCTATTGCAAACTTAGAAACTCATAAGTTCCAAGAACCAGATATTAATAAATGGCATATAGAAAATAAAGATTATCAAAAATGGTTATGGATTCAAAAAAGATCATGACAAGAGTAGTATTACCAGAAGACATCAATCTAAATCAGCCAATATTATGCACAGATGTTTCCTTGTGTGCTGATTACGCTGATAGATGGGACCGCTTAGAGGAATTTTTTAACCAATATCCTTCACTTGATCTTATAGATAGATCAGATCTACGATTATACTCTGATGAACCAACAACTAAGTTTAATTTTGCGTATAACGATCATCCCTATTTTAATATATCAATTGATACAAAAATACCAAATGCAACTATATATGCAAAAGATATTAGTAAGCATGAATTTGTAGAACGTAAAAAACTTTATATACAAGACAAAAATATTATGAAATATCAGAGCTATTTAAGTCAAGGAAATGATCCAGACCCATTAAGTGAATACTTTATAAGCATGAAACAAGATTTTGATGAAGTACTAAGATATTATTTTAATAACTTATATACTGGTATTCACGACAAATATAAGTTTCATACTAACTTTATGGCAGTAAAATATGATTGCCCATTTGCCACAGATGAAAATTCTTATGAACAACGTGTATACAATACTAACGTATGGGGACCTACACATTGCGACGAATCATTAGGAGGTTTGCATTTAGGAGAAGATGTACAGGAGTTTCAGGCAAGCTACACTGGAGAAGATGGAGAATATAGCTATATCCCTGGACTAATGAAAAATAAAACATTATTCTTTTTTGGAGAAGATAGTCAAGAGTTTGGACATCAACCAACATATCATCGTGTTATCCCGAATCCAAACGAAACAAAAGTATCTAGATATAGTATTATAATTGATTTGATAGCAAGAGAGAAAGACTAAATGTCAACACAAAATACAAACCTAGTAAAAGCACCATATAAGAAAGAAAAGTTTACACAAGATCAACTTACAGAACTTGTAAAATGTACACAAGATCCAAAATATTTTATTAAAGAATATTGCTGGATCCAACATCCTGTTAAAGGACGTATGAAGTTTGATTTGTTTGATTATCAAGAAGAACTTATTGATTCATATCATGATTATAGATATAGTATTGCACTAATTAGTAGACAAATGGGCAAGTCAACAGCGGCGGCCGCATATTTGCTGTGGTATGCGATGTTTATACAAGATCAAACTATTCTAATCGCCGCACACAAATATAGCGGTGCGCAAGAAATTATGTCAAGAATACGTTTCGCATACGAAACATTGCCAGATTTTTTAAGAGCTGGCGCAGTTAATTATAACAAAGGTAGTATTGAATTTGATAACGGATCACGTATTGTAGCACAGGCTACAACAGACAACACAGGACGTGGTATGTCCATATCATTAGCATACTTAGACGAGTTTGCATTTGTGCGTCCTAACATTGCTCGTGAATTTTGGACCGCACTATCACCCACATTAAGTACTGGTGGTAAATGTATCATTACAAGCACACCAAATCAAGATGATGACCAATTTGCACAGATTTGGCGTGAAGCAACTAGGCGTACTGATGATTTTGGTAACGAAAAAGAAACAGGTAGAAATGGATTTAGGTCATATAGTGCTGATTGGAAAGCACATCCAGATCGAGATCAAGACTGGGCAGATGAAGAACAAAATAAAATTGGTGAAGAACGTTTCCGTCGTGAACACTTAAATGAATTCATTGCATTTGATGAAACACTTATTGATAGTATTAAACTTGCATCAATGAGTGGAGTAGATCCATATAGTAGGATGGGGCAAATACGTTGGTATAAGCCAGTAGTTAAAGGAAAAATATATGTGATTGCATTAGATCCTAGCTTAGGTACAGGAGGCGATGCCTCTGCTATACAAGTATATGAACTTCCTGGAATGAAACAAGCAGCAGAATGGCAACATAATAGAACCCCTATACAACAGCAAGTTAAAATAATGCAAAAAATATGTCAACATATAGAAAGTGAAACTGACGGTACAAGTGAAATATATTGGAGTTTAGAAAATAATACTCTAGGGGAAGCAGGATTGGTTATGATTGAAGAAATAGGAGAAGAGCACTTTCCAGGCACATTCTTAAATCAACCAAAAGCTCACGGCAATGCTAAAACACATCGTAAAGGATTTACTACTACACATAAAAGTAAAATTAGTGCATGTGCAAAACTCAAACAATGGATAGAAACAAATAAATGTGAAGTAGCTAGTAAAAATTTACTTAGAGAGCTTAAAACATTTATTGCTCGTGGAAATAGTTTTAGTGCTAAAGAAGGCGAACATGATGATTTAGTTATGGCATTGATATTAATCATCAGAATGTCATTGGAAATTACCAAATATGAAGAAGGTGCATATGATTATTTTGACGCTGACAGTGACGATGATTATGATGACCCAATGCCAATGAGCTTTTTATAATAAAAAGCATAAATAACTATAGTAATATAAGGAAACCATGACATGGATCAAGTATCTAACGAAATATTTAACATTTTAAAAGGCGCTAACTATAAACTACGTTTGTTTACATTAGCGGGCGCAAAAACCTTAGATCCATCAGAAGCTACTCGCTTCTATGCATATGATCAAGACTTAATGGTTTCAGTTAGAACAGAAAATAAGAACCTAGAAGTAGCAGTGCAAGCAGGCATGGATTATGACATTACAGATAATGAAAAATTGATTATAGCTATTAAAAAGGTAACACACAACAATTTAGGTGAATTTACAGTGAGAAACTTCGATAAAAAAATAGAACCAAAAGACTTTAGCCATCAAAGTGTACAAGAAAGTGCATTTGGTAAAGCATTTGGTAGCATTAAAACTAGCTACCTTCCAAGCGCAAATGCAAAACTAATCATAAAACACACCAAAGGTGTAAATGAAGAAAAACGTGGCGCAAGAAGCAGAAACATTCATAGCTTGTTTATTGAAAATTCACTAGGCGAAAAATTCGCTTTCCCACACAAATACATGGCTGGCGCAAAAGCAATGACCAAGCATGTTAATGAAGGCGGTACACCATATGATGAAAAAGGCAAACAAATCTTAGAATTATGTGAAGAAGTAGTTGACTTATCAAAATTTATCAAGCATACTAGAACTAATAAACTAGTAAGTGAATCAAATAATGATGTAATTGAGCTTGTTAGAACAAAGCTTGCAGAAAGTAAGAAGAAAGTACAATCTCTTATTACTAACAAAGGTTATGAAGGATTTACACCAGTGCAGGTAAAAGAAACTCTAGAAGAAGATGATTTAGGGGTTGACATATCAAATCGTTTCCCTTATAATACATTTACAGAAAGCGGGCTAGACAATGTCTTGACTCGTGTAAACAGAATTGTTTCAGAGACACAGAGGATCACAACTATGAATAATGAATTATTTGGTAAACTTTTTACAATGATCGAATCAAAGCAAAATCTAGGACTACAACTAGATAAAAACGATCCTGAAAACCCTAATAATGAAGATCAAAAAAAGTACTCAGGCAACGAAGGTATTACGGCTAAACTAAGTAGTATGCTATCATATATTGCACAACGTTCAACAAATGACGAGCTATCAAACACAGTAGCACAACTTAGTGAAAACGTACATAGTATGGATCAAAACACAAAAATGGCACTTGCAAAGTTTGTTAACTATGCAATGTATGCGCCAAAAACGGAATCTGTTGAGAAATCAACAGCTATTGACGCAGAAGTAACAACAGAGCTGCGTAATAAGATTTCTTAATAAGAAGTCAAAAAAATTGCTTGACAGTGAGCAATAAAAGTACTACACTGTATATACTAATAAAGGCAACGTAATCAATAGGTTACATAAAACATAAACAGCAAAGTGGAACAGTGTTCCGCTACCATTAAAGGCTAATAAAGGCACAAGGAGAAATATAATGGCATCACTAGCAGAGATCAGAGCAAAATTGCTCGAAATGGAGAACAAAGGTAGTTCTAATAAGTCATCAGGATCAGGTGACAATCAAATTTTCACACATTGGAATATTAACGAAGGCGAAAGCGCAACATTGCGATTCTTGCCGGACTCTGACGAAAGCAATACGTTCTTTTGGAAAGAACGTCAAATGATTCGTCTAGAATTTTCTGGTGTAAAGGGCGGAGACGAACATAAGCCCGTAACAATTCAAGTACCTTGTACTGAAACTTGGGGCGAAACTTGCCCAATCCATGCAGAAATTCGTCCATGGTTTAAAGATCCATCCATGGAAGACACAGCACGTAAGTACTGGAAGAAGCGTTCTTATATTTTCCAAGGCTTTGTTCCAGACAATCCACTAAATGAAGAAAAACCAGCAAATCCAATTCGTAGATTTGTTATTAGTCCTCAAATTTTTAAAATTATTAGTGCAGCACTAATGGATCCAGAATTCCAAGAGCTACCTACTGATTATGAAGCAGGAACAGACTTTAAAGTAGTTAAGGGTAAAAAAGGTCAGTATGCTGACTATGGTACATCAAACTGGGCTCGACGTGAACGTAGTTTAGATCAAACAGAACGTGATGCAATTGCACAACACGGACTGTATAACTTAAATGACTTCTTGCCTAAGAAGCCAGATGCAGAGCATCTAAATGCTATCTTCGAAATGTTCGAAGCAAGTGTAGAGGGTCAACTATATGATCCAGAGCGGTTTGCAAATTACTATCGTCCATATGGTGTAGAAGCACCATCGTCAGGACCACGTCCAACTGCACCAGTACAAACAGCAGCTCCAGCGGCGACCCCTGCACCAGCACCAGCACCTGCTCCAGCACCTGCTCCAGCACCGGTTGCTGAAACTGTTAATGATACAGGTTGGCAGGAACCAGCAGCACCTGCTCCAGCGGCAGCAGCGGCTGACACAGGAAAGGCGTCAGCACAAGATATTCTTGCAGCAATTCGCCAACGTCCAAAAACTTAAGATAAACATTAATGCAGGGGACTTTATGTCCCTTGCTACCTTTTAACTAGGAGAATATATATGTCAACTAAACCATTTGATGTAAGTAAATTCCGCAAGAGTATTACGAAGGCGGTACCCGGACTTAGTGTCGGGTTTAATGATCCAGATACATGGATCAGTACAGGTAATTATACCTTAAACAAACTAATCAGTGGAGACTTTAACAAAGGTATTCCACTAGGTAAAGTATCAGTACTAGCTGGTGAATCAGGCGCAGGTAAATCATACATTGCATCTGGTAACATTGTAAAGCAAGCACAAGAGCAAGGTATTTTTGTTGTTCTTATTGATACAGAAAATGCATTGGATGCCAAATGGTTACATGCACTTGACGTAGATACTTCGCCAGAAAAACTACTAAAACTTAACTTAGCAATGATTGATGATGTTGCTAAAGTGATCAGTGACTTTATGCAAGACTATAAAAAAGAGTACACTGACAAAGAAAAAGACGATCGTCCAAAAGTTCTATTTGTATTAGACAGTTTGGGTATGATGTTGACACCAACAGACGTTAAACAGTTTGAAGCAGGTGATATGAAAGGTGACTTAGGTCGTAAACCCAAAGCACTAACAGCACTTGTTCGTAATACTGTTAATATGTTTGGAGAATTTAACGTTGGCTTAATGGCAACTAACCATACATATGCATCACAAGATATGTTTGATCCAGATGACAAGATCAGTGGCGGTCAAGGCTTTATCTATGCATCAAGTATTGTGGTTGCAATGCGTAAACTTAAACTAAAAGTTGATGCAGATGGCAATAAAACTTCACAAGTACATGGTATTAGAGCGGCGTGTAAAGTAATGAAAACACGTTATGCTAAACCCTTTGAAAGTGTACAGGTGGAAATTCCTTATGAAACAGGTATGAGTCCTTATAGTGGGCTTGTTGAGTTTTTGGAAGCAAAAGATGTACTCAAGAAAAGCGGCAACAGTTTAGAATACACTAGCCCAACAACAGGCGAAGTAATTAAAATGTTCCGTAAACCTTGGAATGCCAACAAAGACGGTGCGCTAGATCTTGTCATGTCAGAGTGGGATGATGAAGTAGTTGATGCAGTTGAAGAAGATGAAGTTCTAGATGCAATGGAGCAAGAAGAATTAGAAGCTCAACGTAGTGCTGACATGGAGGCGCAAAATGACCCTCAGTGAGGCTGAGCTATCAGTATATTTGTCAATGTATTCAGGTGCAAAGAGTTTGATCCCTGCAAAAGATCGACCAGACTGGGCATTTAGATATTTGGATCTACTACAATCTGAAGGTGTTGAAATACAATTTCACATCGAAGAATTCGTCGAAACATGTCCTTATTTGGATAAAGCAATGTCAATTGTTCTCGAAGATGAAGAAGAAGAAGAATATTTAGACACGGACGCCTATGGCGATTGGGACGAATAAATGAGCATTTGGTATCGCAAAGTTACGGCTAATATGGCAGAAATTGTTGGTGCAATCTCACACTTTGAGCGTGAGATTGAATCAGCTAGATTTGAATGTGGTATGAAAGGAAACTTAGAAAAGCAGAGTAGAGACATGCCTGGCATTGTAGAGTTTCGTTTTAATCAACTTCAAGAAGTGGAAGCGATACTTGAATTTTTAAATACAGAAATGCGAAAGATACGTAGTAAAACATTTAGAAAATTTTTAGAAACATATGCAAGAGCGTTAAGTAGTCGCGACGCTGAAAAGTTTGTTGATGGCGAAGATGATGTTGTAAACTTACAATATGTTATCAACGATTTTAGTTTAGTCAGAAACCGCTTCATTGGTGTTATTAAAGCACTAGAAGCAAAACAGTTTCAGATTAATAATATTGTTAAACTAAGGGCCGCAGGCCTAGAAGATATTAGCTTATAACCATTGTGACATTTGGTATAACACTTACCTCCCCTAGTGGGAGGTATTTTTTTGACTTTTATTCACTTTAAGGCTTGACTTTGGTATCTGTATTTGCTAGTATAATAATACGGACACAGAGTGCTGAAACAATGCACTCAAATATGCGGAGATAGAAAAATGACCACAACTACAGATACTCGAGAAGCTTTGCTAGTAGCAGTTGCAGATTATAACCCTGTACAGGTACTAGCATTAGCTCTCGAAACTTATGAAAAATTTGGCTTTGTCAGAAGTGGGCAAGGCTATGTAAAATTTGATGACAACGGAGAAAACCGTGTTGTAGTACAAGATAGCAAAACAATGCTATCTGAACTTATTATGTCACAAACACAACCATCTATTAAATCAATGACTACCGCAACAGAAATTTGTAAAAAATTTCAAGGAAAGTTTATGATGAAGAAAATGAATGGTACAATTAACGATTTTGAAAATAATGTTGCAAAAGCATTATCTGCTGGTAATGAACTGTCAAAGTTTCAAATTGCTATTATTGCCAGTATTCCAAATATGAATATAATTGATGCGCATAGAACAAAAGTTGAAACTAAACTGGAAGAACTGCGATTCGATAGTGAATATTTTGGTGAAATAAAAACTCGATATGATATATCTGTAGAAATAATAGATTGCAAATATATCCAATCCAGTGGAGTGTATATGATTACCTCCGTCCATAATAATAGAGATATTATTAAATTCTGGTGGAGAGACCAGCCTGATATCAATGATATTATTCAAGGAAAAACAATCAGGCTCCGCGGCACAGCACATCGTCATGAAGTTGGTCGATTCAGTAACGCAAAAGAAACACTAGTAAATCGTGTAAAAATATATTAATTTATAACCTATTGAAAGTTAACGATTTGTTTGTTCGCTTTCTGATTGACAATTGTATTGTCTTTATATAGAATGTAAAGGTAATTAGATGAAACGTATGGAGAAATAAAATGGCAACTGTAATGCAACTTAAAAAAACTCGTGCTAAAAAAGCTACTAAAATTTTAGAAGTAGTACAAGATGAAGCAATTGATAATCCAAATGAAACAGACGCAGAAATTATTGAACGTATGCGTGAACGTTTTAGTATTCTAGATGATATGACACAAGCGTCAATTGATGGCGTTGTGCGTGGTATGGTTGTAACAGGACCTCCAGGCGTTGGTAAGTCATTTGGTGTAGAAGCTGTTTTAGAAAAAGACTCCTTATTTGATGTAATGGCTGAAAACAAGCTACGATACGAAGTTATCAAAGGTGCGTCAAGTGCAATTGGGTTGTATAAAGTATTGTACAATAATGCAGATAGAAAAAGTGTTCTTGTGCTAGATGATTGTGATACAGTATTGTATGATGAGACATCGCTTAACTTGCTTAAAGCGGCACTAGACTCAAGCAAGAAGCGTACTTTGAGCTGGAATACAGATAGTGCATTGCTACGCCGTGAAGGCATTCCTGATAAGTTTGAATTTAAAGGTAGTGTTATTTTTATTACAAACCTTAAGTTTGATAAAGTACGTGGCAAAATTAAAGATCACCTAGATGCTATTATGTCACGTTGTCACTATTTAGATCTTACAATGGATACAACACGTGAAAAGGTATTGCGTTGTAAGCAAATCGTTGCAGATGGTATGCTTAACGAATACGACTTTACTGCCCAAGAAGAAACACAACTAATGAACTTTATGATCGATAACAAAGACCGTATGCGTGAGATTAGTTTACGTATGGTTACTAAACTTGCTGACCTTAAAAAGTCAATGGGTAGCAAATGGATGCGTACTGCCGAAGTAACTTGTATGAAACGGAAGTAGAATGGAATTTTTAATCAAAGCAATCATTGGCGGCATTATTGTCGCCAGTGTAGTAAGCGCCGCCCAAAGAGGAAACCCGACTATTGGCGCACTTATTTTGGGCATACCATTAGGCACTATTATTAGTTTAGTGTTTATGCATTATGGAGGAGGTATTGATCCAGCAACGTTTGCAAAATTAGCCAAAGAAACTGTTTATTTTGTAGTTGTTAGTTTGATATTTTTTCCTGTATTTTCATATATGATCTTAAATTATAATTTCTGGACGGCAATATCTGCAGCTATTGCATTAACATTAATTTGCTTGTACGGACTACTATTGTATCTGAAAAGTTAATTTAGATTGACACCCTCCCTTATATAAAGTATAGTATTAGTATGACATGTAAAATTATTTTAAAAGATGAAGTTAACTGCAAGATTGAAGGACTTGATCTGGACACTAGGCGCAAGTGCGAAAAAGAGTTAAAGTTTTTTATGCCCCATGCATATCATGTTCCTGCCTACAAACTAGGCAGATGGGATGGGTGTGCTACTTATTTTACTGTAGGGGGAGTTACATATACTAATTTACTAGATCGTGTATTGCCAATTATTATTGGTGACGGATATGCTCCTGAGATTCAAGATTTGAGAACAAATCATAATTTATATTTTGATAAAGTATCAACAGAGACATTTCAACATAAAGTTTGGCCAGAGAAACACCCAGTTGCAGGACAACCTGTAACATTGCGAGACTATCAGATTGAGATCGTAAATAAGTTTTTGGAAACGCCGCATTGCTTACAAGAGATTGCAACTGGTGCCGGTAAAACACTTATTACAGCAGCATTAAGTTATAAGATAGAAGAATATGGCCGCAGTATTGTTATCGTTCCTAATAAAGATCTAGTACGACAAACTGCCGCTGATTATGAAAACTTAGGATTAGATGTTGGAGTTTATTATGGAGATAAAAAAGACATTGGCAAGACACATACTATTTGTACTTGGCAAAGTTTAAACAGTATTAAGAAGCGTTTCCGTGAAGGCGAGAGCGAACTGGGATTAGCTGAATTTGCTGAAGATGTAGTATGTGTGATTGTTGACGAAGTACACCAAGCAAAAGCTGATGTACTTAAAGAAATGTTAACAAAGGATTTTGCGCATATTCCGCTACGTTGGGGATTAACAGGAACTATTCCTAAAGCACCACATGAGTTTGTAAGTTTGCAAGCTTGCTTGGGAGAAGTAGTCAATCGACTGGCGGCTAAAACATTACAAGATATGGACGTTTTAAGTAAATGTCATGTTAATGTTGTGCAAATGATGGAACATGTGGAATATAATAACTACCAAAGTGAACTAAGCTACTTAACAACAGACAAAGCTCGCATACGTTACATCAGTGAATTACTTGAAAGAATTTCACAAGACGGCAATACATTAGTACTCGTAGATAGAATTAAAAGCGGAGAAATGTTATTGGAGAATCTGCCAAATGCAAAGTTTGTAAGTGGTATAATGAAAACAACTGACAGAAAAGAGGCGTATGATGAAATTAATGAATCAAATAATAGTATTACTATCGCGACCTATGGAGTTGCTTCCGTGGGCATTAACATTCCTCGTATCTTTAACATGGTTCTACTGGAGCCTGGCAAGTCCTTTGTAAGAGTAATTCAGTCAATTGGGCGTGGAGTAAGAAAAGCAGAAGATAAAGATTTTGTACAAATCTGGGACATAACAAGTACCGCTAAGTATAGCAAAAAACATTTAACGGAAAGAAAAAAGTTTTATAAAGAGGCAAACTATCCGTTTACAATCGAGAAAGTAAAATACAAATGAAAATCCTAACAGTAGACAACACTACATATGAACTGGATGAAATACCAGAAACAATTGATGACTTGAGATATGGTGTATTAGATTACACAAATCCAAAGAATGTAGACTATTACTTTATTCCACTAATCTTTTTGGAAAGTTTTTATAGTCCAGCGGCGGTATTACAAATTGGTAAATATACAGTGAATGTACCACTTGATTGGAGTATTATTATTTGTGATCCAGAAGTAGGTGATCCTGAAGTAGTTAGTTTAATGAGCCTAAACGATCGTGGATTCACTACATTTGCAATGAATCCTATTAATGGATTTCAGCCGCAGTATTTGCAAGTAGATATTGTTAATATATATAACGATATTAAATGGCATGCACCTAAACTAAAATATGGCCACTTACTTTGTGTGCCATTAAGCGATGAGCCAGAAAGCCCGTGTATTATTATTGTTAAAGATGCAAATAAGATACCTGAGGTTTTAGATATGAACGAAATTTGGTAATGGGTGGACTTAGCATTAAAGCTGAAATGTCAGCAATTGATAAAAAGAACAGAAACTGGTATAACGATCTAACTGCTGATGAGAAGAAGAAAGTAAGTCCGTGGATGTTAATGCGATATGCTAGTAGTGTAAAGCATGATGTTATTGACTTCGAAGAACATTATTTAGAATGGACCAATGAACTAGTTAATGTACACTTTAACACATTACGTCATCATCCAGAACTACAAATACAACTACTACAGGTAGTAGGTATAGGGAGCAATCAATTCCATCCTTGGATTGCCCCAGGGAAACGTGGCAAAAGCGACAAGATGGTAGAATTAGTTGCTACAAAATATCCCTATTTAAATGACGATGAAATTAACATCTATTTAAACACATTAACTGTCAAGCAAGCTAAGGACTTGAAAGAACAACTTGATGACAATAAAAAGAGAAAACGCAAATGAAAGATCATTGCTACATATATAGCTATGAAGGAATGTCAGCAAGTATTGTTGGCTGGATACTAGAACAAAGCCCAACTTACAAATCAGACAATTTTAAATTTAGTGAATATTTAGAACTTGAACTAGTACATAAATTTTGGCAGCCAGGCGATAGAACTGATATTGACCCGTGGGATAATCATAGTGATAATCCAAGTAGTTGGACACACGCCTATATCGAATCTATCGAACAAGATAACAACGACTTTTCATGGATGGACAACTACGTCGCAAACTTAGATGTGAGAACAATCTTTGGACTTAGTTATGGAGCCTATTCAAAACAAACTGTATGGAAAAACCCAAATTGTAATATTGTAATTGTTGGACCGCCAGATTACGATCATCCAAACACAGAAAAGTATAAAAAAATGTTTGCGATAGCATATTGGAGCAGGAAGTTTGATTTAAACGAACTTGTACAAAGCTTTGATATGCATGTGCATGATCATCATGGAGATAATGAAGATTACAGAATTGCGTTAGGTAGGCGATTAGGAAATGCTAGACAGGAAGCTGCAGAAGGAAAGTTAGAATTTTGGCAACTACAAGCAGCATACCATCATGGTTATCCAGAAGTACCAACCAATACGCCAGAGAATAAACAAAAATTTATTGATGACGTTTTTGAAGAAGAAATATTCTCAGCTAATTCTCTATATCAGATGTTTAAGGATGATCCAGATGTTATTCATGTTGATTTGTTTAATATTAATATTCCAGATCTATGTTTGAAATTAAACATTGAATACTCTGTAGCAATGACTGACCAAATGGAAATGTTTGACAGATTTTGTGCATTTTGTTGTGGTGAAGATCACAAAGATCCACTTGCAAGATTTATTGTTTAGTGTTATAATGAATATATGGAAAAAATGGCTACACCAGTTAAATTTAAGTGCGAATATTGCAACAAGAGTTTTGTTAGAGAAAAAACTCTAGCATCACACACTTGTGAACAAAAACGCAGACATATGCAGAAAGATGACCCAGACGTTCGTTTGGGTTATCGTGCCTTTCAATTGTTTTATCGAATTGGTACAAATAGTAGAAAGCCAAAGTCATATGAAGACTTTGCTGGTAGTAATTACTACAGTGCATTTGTTAAGTTTGGTATGTATGCTATAGATTTAAAAATAGACGACTTTGAAGGATACACTACATGGTTGTTAAAAAATAGTGTTAGGCTGGATAGTTGGACACGTGATACACAGTTTAATCTTTGGAACAAAGAACGACTCAAGAAGGAAAGTTGCGATCGTGCGGTAGAACGAACTATTATGTTTATGAATGAATGGGCAGAGTCAACAAATATGAACTGGAATGATTATTGGCAACATGCTAATATTAACCAAATTGTATTTCATATATGTAGTGGACGTATTAGTCCTTGGGTTATTTATTCCAGCGAAACAGCACAAAATTTACTAGATAGCATGAACGGTGATCAACTTGGATTAATAGTAGATTACATTGATCCGCAATATTGGCAACGTAAATTAAAAACCAATGCCCCAGACTTTGCATGGGTAGAAAGTATTATAGGATGATTACTACAACAGATATTGATATTGATACCGCAGACAGAAACAAACTTCTAAATTGTATTAAAAATACACCTGCAATGATTAATGACAAAAATCGACAAAAAAAGCACAACACTGGTGTATACTTCCATGAAGTACCAGAAAATCCATTTAATGGTTTTTGTACTGTTGATCACAAGGAAGCAGAAAGCTTTGGATTCTTTAAAATGGATATCTTAAATGTTAGCGTATATGATGGCATTGAAACCAATGCTGAAATGGATGAACTTCTATCCATGGATGTAATGTGGGAATTACTTGAGCATGAAGATATTGTTAAAAAATTATTCCATATACATAGTCATTATGAAGTAGTACGTAGAATGAAACCGCAGAGCATTGGCCAACTAGCTGCGGTACTAGGTGTGATTAGGCCTGCAAAACGTCATTTGCTAGGAAAAAGTTGGCAAGTAGTTCTTTCTGATGTTTGGACAAAGCCAAACAATGACGAAGGTTATTTTTTTAAAAAAGCACATGCACATGCATACGCTATGGCTATAATTGTTCAGTTAAACAAAATTGTTAAAGATTCTTTCTCATAAGATTAATTGATCTACGTTTAATACGTTTAGTAATGCTATTGCTTAATCTTACTTCAGGACCGCTTATTATTTCCATCTGTTTGACATTAAAACTTTGACAGCAATGGGTAAAATTCCACTTGTTCATTAATGCAATGTTAATAGGTAATTTCCTATTAGTCTCCCACCACCAAGTTTCTCCCAATTCTAAAAATTCAAGTTTTTCATCCATATTTCTTAAACGGTCGTACACATACATCGTAGCAATATGGGTATCAACGTTTTGTACGATTCCCAAATATTCATTGCCAGCATGTGCGATAACCGACAAAAACGGATATTCTTCTAATAAAGTTTGATATGTTGTATTCATCCTAATTGTATTTATATCTAAAAAATTTGGTGTAATTTGGATAAATATCTATAGTAGGAGACTAAAATGAGTAACTATAACACAAGTTTTAATATTAATCAAGCAGGCAACCTTTATGCATTAGATACACAAGTAGACAGAGCAGGTTTAAGCAAATATACCAGTTCACGTGCAACAACTATTAATGCCCCATTGAATTACAGAAAGCAAATGCTTTATAAAGGTTTTGATAATGAGTTCTTCTATTATGTAAAAACACAAAACTCCAAACCTTTAGATTTGCGTGGAATGACCATAAACGCCACCATTATTAATGCAGTAACTAATAGTGCAATACTAAGTAGAAAATGCGAAGTAGTTGACTATAATACTGGACTTATCATGTTCTTTGCTCGTAGTGAGAAAGTGTCAAGTATTGAGCCAGGATTATATGAGATTGTATTAAGTTATACTGATACTCGTGGATTAACAAAGCCATTGTTTAGCGATACTAATATGCGCCCAGGACATGTGGTTGAAGTAACTACAAGTGCAGGATATATTCCGCTAAACACTCAAGCAACAACAAATTTCATAGAAAGAAATGAAAAGTTTTATGGCGATACAATGTACGGACCTGGTTACTACGATAAATCAAATGGACTAGTTACAATTGGTGCATATGCAACAGATTTTTCTGGTAACTTCTTTATTGAAGGAACAGCAAGTCCAGCCCCTGAGGAAGATGACTGGTTTAAGATTGAACTTGGTGTACAAGATTACTTCCATTTGTTCACTAACTTTACTGGTATTGAACCATTTAGCTTCCAGAGTAATTTAAGATTTTTGCGCCCTGTCTTCACAAAAACAAATGGATCACTTGACAAACTAGTTATAAGAGTGTAGTATACATGTATGACTCTTATAATAGATTACGCAAAAACTCTGATTCCAACTAACTGGAAACACAGCCCTAATGGATGGGTTAGTGGAAATTGTCCTATGTGTGTTGTTAACGGAGAAAGTCGACCAGATACAAAGTCGAGAGGTGGCTTTCATTTTGAAGAAGATAAGTTTCAGTATAATTGCTTTAATTGTGGATATAGTACTGGATGGAGTCCTGGAAAGAAACTTAGCTACAAACTAAAAAAATTACTGTTACGTTTAGGTGCAGATGAGAGTGATGTACATCGCCTTGTTCTAGACTTGATGCGTGAAGATGAAATGGCATCAATACTGTATAAACAAAACAAACGTGATGAACCAGTAATTATTGACTGGCCCACTGTTGAACTGCCAGAAGGAACTTTGCCGTTTGCAGAACATACCAATACTAATGAAGACTGGATATCCGCAGCAAGTTATATACATCAACGTGGATTTAATGTAGAAGATAATAGATTCCTATATACTGCATCTAAAATACCAGCACGTATGAATAAGAGAATAGTAATACCGTTTTATTATAAAGGACGTGTGGTTGGCTATACTGGCAGATGGGTTGGAACACCTCCTGATAAAATGCCTAAATATTATAATCAACAGCCTCCTAAGAATTTCGTTTATGGTCTTGATAAACAAACATCTGATAAGCGAACAATAATTGTTACTGAAGGTATACTAGATGCAATTGTTACAGATGGTGTTGCTATTGGCAGTAATAATATAAATGATGATCAAGCTAATATTATTGATAGTTTAAATAAGCGGGTAGTACTATTGCCAGATGCAGATAGTGCAGGAGCAAAGGCTGTTAATACAGCAATTGAACGTGGATGGGGAGTTGCATTTCCTGAATGGCACGAATGTAAAGATGCAGGAGATGCTATGGAAAAATATGGAAGATTATTCACAGTAAAAAGTATATTAGAAAGTGTAGAAACTAATACTACACGAATAAAATTAATGACACAGAGGTATTGTAAATGAAAAAGACAGCTATAATTATAGGCACGAGTCATAGTCAAGCATCATGCGAAACAGATGGCAAAATGGAAATTTTACGAACTGGCAGATGGCATGATTATTTAAAAACAGAACATGATTATGATGTACTAAATCTTAGTAGATCAGGGGTAACAGTCCAGCAACAATTAATGGTAGCTATTAGTTACTTTATGGATAATCCAGATTTGCAGTTTGATCTGGCAATTGTTGAAGGTAGAAGTATGGAGACGGCAGTAAGCCATCCTATACCAGGACCTGATAGTCATATTGAGGTACAATTTGATAGAGATACTGTAACATTTAGCGACACATATCATTGTTGGTTGGATGCCAATGAATGGAAAGAAGCAAAATTTAAAACTTGGGAACCAATAAATGTAATGGATGCCAATGATCGTAAAAAAGAAGAATACATAGGATACTTTGTAGATTATGTGTTTAGCTATCAGCACATGATAGATACTTGGTCAAGTAATCTTGCTTTGTGTAATTTGCTAGAGCGTCATAGTAAAAAAGTATTGTGGTATACGTTTAATACTCCTGGGGAGATAGCAGACCCCAGCAATCCTAAAAACGCAGTAGGTAGGTTTTTAATGAATAAGTATCTTCTGGATGATATTGGTGTACAAGGATTTAAATTATTAACAAATCAAGGCGGCCCAATGACTGAGGAAGAACATTATTGTGATTGTGGACATTTGAATCCAGCTGGACATAAAATAATGTGGCATGAAGTTCTTTATCCTAGAATGAAAAACTTTATTTGACACGAGCAAACAAATACTATATAATCAATTAAAATACAAAAGGCAACATAAATGAGTGAGATTAAAGAATATACATTAGAGTTACAAACACTCTTTATGGAATTCCTGGCACATGACAAAGACTCCTTTGTCAGAGTAAATGGTATTCTAGACCCAGAATACTTTGACAGGAGTTTGCGCAAGACTGTGACGTTTATACAGTCACATGCAGACAATTATGGTGCCCTTCCAGAAAAACCGCAAATTGAAGCATTGACTGGGTTAAAATTGCAAGGACTAGGAGACGCAATTGATGACAGACATAAAGAATGGTTTGTGGATGAATTTGAAACATTCTGTAAACATAAAGCATTAGAAGCGGCTATCCTTAAGAGTGCAGACTTACTAGAAAATGGTGAATTTGGTAGTGTCGAAAAGTTAATTAAAGATGCAGTACAAATTGGACTTGCTAAACATTTGGGTACCAACTATTGGGAATCGCCTGCAGAACGAATTGAGCGAGTGAGAAATCAACGTGGCGGTACAAGTACAGGATGGAAAACTATTGATCATAAGCTATATGGCGGAGTTAATCGTGGAGAATTAAATATTTTTGCGGCGGCAAGTGGTGGCGGTAAAAGTTTGTTCTTACAAAACTTGGCATTAAACTGGGCATTAGAAGGGCACAACGTATTGTATGTTAGTCTAGAGCTTAGTGAAGAACTATGTAGTATGCGAATTGATAGTATGATTACTGGTATGAATACAAAAGATGTATTTAAAAATGTAGATGATGTTAGCTTAAAGGTTGGCATGGCAGGCAAAAAAGCTGGACGGTTGCAAATTGTACAACTTAAAAATGGTATAACTACAAATGACTTGATATCATATATGCGTGAACTTGAGATTCAACAAGATTGTAAATATGACGCTATGTGTGTAGACTATTTGGACTTGATGATGCCAGCAGGTGTTAAAGTTAATGTAAGTGATTTATTTGTAAAAGACAAATATGTAAGTGAAGATTTGAGAAACCTGGCAGTAGAAAAAGACTTATTGTTTGCAACAGCATCACAACTTAATCGTGGAGCCGTCGATGAAGTAGAGTTTGATCATAGTCATATTAGTGGCGGTATTAGTAAGATCAATACAGCAGATAACGTTATTGGCATCTTTACTAGTCAAGCAATGCGTGAACGTGGAAGATATCAAATCCAGTTTATGAAAACACGTAGTAGTGCTGGTGTTGGGCAGAAAGTTGACTTAAAATTTGATGTTGAAGGATTGCGGATTGCAGACTTGGACGATGATGATGCAGATAACGAAACACATGCAGTAAGTAGTATCTATGATAGAATTAAGAAAAAAACTGAAGTAGGCGCAAAGGCTGAAGGCTTATCAGAAAATGCCGCAGCTGAAAAAGCTATCGATAATACAGATCGATTACGTAGTATATTAAAGAAACAAGATTAATAAACAAATTATGCTAAATACAGTATAAGAGTTACCACGGAGTTGATACAATGAAAAAACAAACACGTTCATTGCTAGAAGAAATTAATAGCATTACAACTAGCAGAGATAAAGATCATTTGCTTGAAAGTAGAGGTATTAATGCCATTAGCAGTATTATTAATCTATTAGAAATGATCGAAAATAGTTATAGCGAAGATGATTCTAATGATCTACAAAAGCGCATTATGCTTAGTATTAAAAATCGTGACAATGATAGATTTGTTCGTGGTATTAAAAAACTGAGATTAAATAAATGAAAATTAAAGACATTCTAGGTGGCAGAAAAACACGTACTAGCAGAGATAATAGAAAACATCGTAAAGTGCAAAGCGATAGCTTGTTTACAGTAACCGCTGATGATTTAGGCGAAGCATTTGGCAGAGCGGCCTTTACACAACAACTAAAAAAGCATGGTATTGATGCAGACAAAATGCATGCTGACAATGTTAAAGACGCAAAAGATGCTAAACAAAGAAGTAAAGATGCACAAAAAGACCTTGATGATTATCGAAAGAAGAACAATCTAAAAGAATCTAAGGGACGTGACATTAACCATGTTGAAGATTTAGTTATCTTTTATGGCAAAGAAGGCGGACAACGAGCAGTTAATGCATTGCGCAGTCTAGAAACAAATCCACAGGAAACAACTATTAAATGGGACGGCTCTCCAGCTGTTATTTTTGGTCGTGACGATGCAGGAGATTTTATCTTAACTGACAAAAGTGGTTTTAGTGCAAAAGGCTATGATGGTAAAGTAAAAAGTCCAGCAGACTTACAAAAAATGTTTTTAAACAGAAAATTAAAAGATCCAAGTAAAAAAGAAGAGCGTAAAGCATTTGCTAAGAAAATGGCAGGTATTTGGCCAGCATTTGAAGCAGCAACGCCAGAAGACTTTCGTGGATTTATTGCTGGAGATCTTATGTACACAAATACACCAGGAATTAAAGACGGAAAACTAACATTCCAACCAAATACTACATTATACGCAGTCGATCCTAATAGTGACATTGGTGGTAAAATTAGCCAAAGTAAAGTTGGGGTAGTAGTACATGTACAAATTGATAATGATGGTAATAAAAGTAAACCAGATACAACTAACTTCCAAGCAGGAGAATTGCTAATACTACCTCCTGTAAGTCCAAATGTAACCTCAGATGCAAAGAGCTTTGCAGAGCCTTTGCAGAAGCTAGAACAAATGGCTAATAGTGCAGGCAATAGTATTGATACTCTTATTAATCCTCCAGCAGAGCTAAAAATGGCAGATTTCCAAAATTTACTATATACATATATCAACAGCACAGTTAAAACTGGTGAAACTCCAGGTAATGGGTTTGTTAAATGGTTGGAAAATGCAAAGATAAGCGATGTAAAGAAACAACGAGTAGCACAATGGGTATCAGACAATGCAAATGGTTTTGAATCATTGTGGAAAGTTGTTAATGCTATTACTACAATTAAAAACAAAATGGTTGCAATGTTAGACAGTCAACCAGCAGAAATTGAAGCGTACACAGGTGGACAACGCGGTGGCGAAGGCTATGTAGTTGGAAAAGATGTAAAGCTAGTTAATCGTGCTGGATTTACAAAAGCAAACGCAACAAGGGAAAGATAATGGACAAGTATACAGCAAGTGAATGGGCATTAATCGAAGGTGGACACAGTTTGCCGGAAGATGAAAAAGGATTAAAGTTTTTCCAAGAATTGGGCGAAGCACGTATGTTTAAAACACGTGACCAAGTAACCAAGTCTGGTACTAATACACTTACTAATCATATGTTTGCAAATTTACTAAGCTTGTATATTATGAGTAATGATTATGACTATGCTCCAGTTGCAAGAAAGTATGCAAGCAGAACAACAAGTATGGGCGGCTTTGGAAGACCTAGTCCTGGCGGCACTGATTTATATCAAACTATACACAGTCTAGAACACCCAGAGTATTTCAAAGGAAATGAAAAAGCTGTAGCACATATGGGTAAAGTTAATGTTGACCAAGTAAAAGTTAAAAGATTTTTAAATGGTATCAAAACAGGTAACCTAACCCCACAACAAGCAAGTACATTTTTTATGAAGCTTGAAAGAGATTTAAAAATTACTGATCCTAAACTACGTGCAACACGTAGACTTGGACAGGATTGGTCAACACTAAACTCACAACAACGCCAGTTAGTCGGTAACCATTTATCTAGATACTATCGTAGTGACGCAATGCGTAGCGATATGGCACCATTGTTTAATAAATTTGCTAAAGATAATAAACTTGTACTAACAAAAAGCAAAACAGCTAAGATTGCAAAATCAATTGCCCGCAAAGCTGGTTCTTTTGCAGCTGGTTATATGTTAGGTAAGAATTTGGACGTTTAATGTCAACACAAACATATGATACTTATCAGATAATAACACTGATAGATATTACTAATACTAAATGCACAAATCCCAAAGGTAACTCGTTAGAATATAAACAATATCAAAATCTCAGTAGTTTTATACAGACATTGAGTATGCGAGCCCAACCATTGAATATAAGTGTAACAAAAGCTAATGATCCGCAGTTAGGGGATTGTTGGATAATGCAGTTTGATTGTGACATTAGTAATGCATGGAATAAGGACAATGATTCAGTTTACTTTATTAAGAATGATTTACATAACATACCAGTAACGTTAGGATACGAAAACGTTGATACAATGGACGAAACCTATAACACACATGTTAAAATATTATAGATCTATATAAATACATATGTACTGGGCTTGATGCTCATTAAAAGAATATCAGCTTAGGTGAAGTAAATATGACAATATCAAGACTGGAGCGTGAAAATCTAGAGGCACACGTTGACTTGTGTGCAGAGAGGTATCGCGTATTGGAAGAGAAATTAATCAGATTGGAAGGCAAAGTGGACAACTTAGCAGATTCCATGCAAATAATAGCTGAAAAGCAGGTAAATGATAAAGTGTCAGGTAATAAGTTAGTAATTGGTGCAGCAGCAACTGTTATAGCAGGACTATTATCAACTATCGTGTTGCTATTACTAAATTTACAAAATATATCGCCGCTAATAGGATCATAATGAAATTTTTAACAGAATCATATAACACAGTAGTATCAGAATCAAAAGTTGTATTTGCCCGTCGTGGTAAATCAGTAACTAAGAAGTTTCGTTGTACTGTTGGTAAACGCAAAGGGCGTGTGGTAAGCTCTCCTCAGGCATGTGTTGCTCCTTTTGATTTAAAGAAGCGTTTTGTAATGAAACGCACTAAAGCCAGCAAGGGTGCTAGAATGGCTAAAAAAGCACAACGTACTAAGCGTACTAATCCAGCAAGTAAGATCGCTGCAAGATTAAACAAATTTAGATAATCGTCATTCATTTTGGATAAATAACTATACACAACAACTCTAAGGAAAAATAAAATGAACATTAAAGGCGATTCAATAGTTGACACAGTAATAGAATATGCTAGTATGAAATTTGGTAGAGAGCTGCCAGTTGATAAAGTTAGCGAACAACTTAGAGGGTTAAAATTATCCCAGACATTAGATCTGGTTGATAGTATGAAAAGTGAAGACAGTGACCGCTTTTTAGACTACATTGACATCACAGTTAATGAAGCATATGGTACTGTAGGTACAGGTGCAGCAAGTAGAGCCACCCAACGTAAACAAAATACTTTAAATGCCCAAATGAATAGAGCAGATAAAAAAGATAGAGCAGTACGTGGCGGCGGCGCTGAAAGAACAACAGCAGGTGTAGGATCAGGCACAGGTATGAGAAAACCAGCAAGTCCAGAAGATGGACAGCGAGATAATAATACAATGCAAAGCCAAGGTAACGCAGAAGAAATTGCACGCCTTAGATCACTAGTAGACAAGATGGCGTCTAAAAGATGAAACTTGTTGAAACTCCAGGCGGCATTAATGTATTTTTAAGTAATAGAGAGTTTAAACTATGGGAAAATCTTTGTGAAGAACAATGCAAAAATGACCTTAGTGAAAGAGAACAATACGTTGCACAAGAGCTAGTACGCAAAGGTGTAGTAAAGAGATCAATTAAAGAAAATAAAACATATTACAGTCGCATAAAGGGAAGTTTATAATGTCAACACCAGAAACAAGAGCTATGCAAGATATCCTAGATAAACTTAGCAATGCACAAAACAATCCAGAACCAAGAGTATCAGCAGACGGCACACCAGTACCTAACAGTGTTAGTACAGATGCTAAGGAAATGTATAGTATTCTAGAAAAATTACAATCAGCAACAGCAAGCACAGAAAATGTAGAAACCGTTGTTAATGAAAGTGTTAGTTCTGTTGATGAAAAAAGTTTTACTGTTGGCGGTATTAATGTAACATTGGATAAACAAAGTGTATATGGGTATAAAAAAACATATTATACTATTTGCGAAAATGACGAACCATTATATAAAGACCTGGCATTATTCGAAAGTACAATGGCAATAATTAAATTAATGTTATCTAATAAATCTGCAGGACCAGGATTAACTCGCATTTTAGCTTTGGATAGCCAATATTCAAATCAATTTGATGAAGCAGCTGGATATAAAAAACGTTCTAAAGTAATTACTGAAAGTATGAAACAAGATGTTTACATGGCAAAGCACAGCGTTGCCGTAGATAAAATGAAAAATATAAAAGCTCAAATTAAAAAGTTACTATAAAAACCGTTCTTGCATAAATACTATTATAACAGAAACTAGCGAGGAAAATTCTATGATTTTAAGTGATCTGCAAGAAAACGCATTTGCGAAGCTACAAAAAACACTATCAGAGGTGTTTGATGTGAACGTAAATTTTAAAGCGTCAAAAAACAAATTAATATTAATGTCAGAATCAACTGATACACGTATCCAACAGATGCGTGACAGTGGTATTGACCAATCAAACAAAGACTATCAAAAACTAATTCTTATTAAAGAAGGTTTAAATATAGCAATTAGCACAGCCAAGGATGAACCAGTGAAAAACATTACTGAATCAGCGGACCTAGACCAGGCCGAAGTATTATTAGCAGCTAAACAAATGGCCGACGATCTACAAAAGATGGCGGAAAATTTAGCAAGTATGCAAGTGGAAGACCTTATGTCAATCACTAATGCAATGAAAGAAGAAGTTGGAACAGCAGAAGCAGAAGCATTTAATGCATCAGCAGAAGCAGCAATTGGTACAGCTCTTGAAGCAGTAAAAACTGCAAACGACCAAGTAAGTAACGCAGTGTTAACAGCACAAGGTCAACCAGTAACAGATATGGATACAACTCCAGACATGGACGCACCAATGGGTGACGAAATGCCAGATATGGACGTAGACGTAGAAATGGGTGACGAAGTTCCAGCAACTGATGATTTTGAAGGCGCAGATGCCGCAGATGATTCTTTTGATGATACAGGTCGTGAAATGAAAGAAGACAAATACCTAGCAGCAGTGCGTATGATTAAAGAAGCACAACGTGAAGGCAAAGTTAACAAGGATATCGTAGCAGCAGCATTTGGTAAGTTAAAAGACTAAAAATGCGTATACACGACATCATATCAGCCCAAATTAGTTTAAATGAGCAACCAGGAGACCCTACACAGTCTGTTATTGATATTTTAACAACAATGAGTGGGGAAGGAATCGACAGTATTAGCTTTAATGCAATTATGTCCGAACTATCTTCTGAAGGATATGATATTGACGATGGATCACTATTTGATCTTCTCGATAAACTCGCTATTGTTAGGAACATCAAAGATAAAGTTGTATTTTTTAATTCAGATAGTGACCAAAGTCACAGTGATTACGATAAGCCAGATCCTGAAAAGGACAATAAAGTTGTCAGTAAAATGGCACAAAAACAAGTGAAAAAAGAGTTAAGCAAATGAGTATGGGATTAAATGCATCACAGGCACGAGCAAAAAGCCACCAAGATCTAATTATTTTTAATGAGTGTACAGCAATCATGAAAGAAATAATTACAGTAAGTGCAACAGGTGCTTATGAAATTACTATTGCTAATAAAACTGAAATGACTACTACTACTCCATCAGCAACAGTTGCAGGAACAGTAGCAACGCCAACAATTAATGTTGGTGAAACAATTATAATTCAAGGAACAACAGTAACTCTTGGTACAACAGGCACATCACTAAATGCAGTAATTGCAGACATTAATGATGCAGGTATTTCAAGTGTAACAGCCTCTAAAGATTCATCGGGTCATTTAGTTTTGACAATAGAAACAGATCCTGCAACATGGAATTATGAAATTGGCGCAGGTACTGCAAACACATCTCTTGGACTAACAGCTGGTGTTACATCAGCACCAGCACCAGCAAGTGCTGATTATTGGAATGTATATATTGGCACTACAGTAGACCGTGCTAAACAAAACCAAATGGATAGTGTAATGCAATACTTTATTAACCTTGGATTCAAGATTGAACGCACTACAAACACATCTACATCTAGAACATTTAACTGGTATATTTACTGGTAGCAATACGAATACAGGAATGTACTATGAAAATAGCAATCATTGGAGATAGCTACTCAGCATATCATCAACCAGGCCAGCAAAAAAATAGTTGGACCTATCTGTTATCACAATACTTTCCACAACACCAATACATTAATTATTCACTAGGCGGTCGAGGATATGATTATTATCGTTTAGCTATGCTTGATGCAAAAATGAAAGATGTTGATGTTGTATTAACCAATGAAACATTCAATCACCGAATTTTATCAGTTTTTGGTGATGATTTATTTGATCTTCAGGAAGAAGTATCTGATAATTATAAAACACTTGGTCTTAGCGACACTTATTGGTACTCTATACATTCTGATAAATTAAAGTTTTACGGCGATAAAAAGCCTCCAGGAGTTACAAGCTATTTAGAGAACACAATATTAGAAACACTAAGGAATACAGCTACGTCTAATAGATATCAGGTGTATAATGAAAAATGGTGGAATAACGTAGATGTCCTGTATGATTTTAAACACATAATAAAATTAAACTTGCTAGCAGATCCAAACAAACGTAATGATGAGAATAAGATTACATATGCATACATCGAACTTATGAACGAGTTTGGGGTATATCAGACTCTACAAAAATCCGTCTTTGAAGGAAACCCACTCACCCGTAAAGAAAGAAATCAGTTATTACTTGATAACGATTTAATCGTTTCTATTGATGATGACCATTGGAGCCCCAAGGCAAATAAATGGATTTTTGACAACTATATTTTAGCTAAAGTTGTTGACATACTATCTTAAATATAGTATAATTTATATATGCTGAACATAAAATCTCCATTCCCGTATAAAGAATTAAAACGTACAGAAGTAGACGGTAAACGTCTATATCAAAACCCTTGGGGCGAACCAGTGCCAAGTGTCACAACAATCCTAGGCGCCACTCAAAGTGAAGAAAAACGTAAAGTTTTACAAAACTGGCGTAAACGTGTTGGCACAGAAGAAGCACAACGTATTACAACAACTGCCGCAAATCGTGGAACAGTTATGCACAATATATTAGAGCATTGGGCATTGGGGCAATATGAAGAATATAATCCTGGTAATAACATTGTGCATCAACAAGCCAAAGCAATGGCAGCCGAAGTAATTAAAAATATTGAGCCTACTATTGATGAAATTTGGGGTACTGAAGTTATGCTTTGTATGCCTGAGCTTTATGCAGGAACAACAGATTTAGTTGGAGTGTACAAAGGTAAGCCAACCATTATGGACTTTAAGCAAACTAATAAACCTAAAAAGCGAGAATGGATTGACGATTACTTTATGCAAGGTGCTGCATATGCACTAGCACATAACGAATTATATGAGACTAAGATTGAAAATATTGCTATTTTTATGTGTAGTGGTGATGTAGAATTTCAATTATTTGAAGTACAAGAAGCTGAGTTTAAACAATGGTCTGATGGATGGGCAGCAAAAGTTGCTCAATTTTATGGCGTTAACGTATAAATACAGTATATAGAAAACACACGGGGTAAACTATCATGGCAGATATTAATGCATCAATTAAGGTGAGGCAGGGACTAATACAAAACCTACCAGCACTTACAACAGGCGAATTAGGTTACGCTACAGACGTAAAACGTTTGTTTATTGGTAATGAACCGCTTAATTTTATAGGCGATAACAATACAACAGAATTTAACACAGGCATTGACTTAGATGATGTGTCAACTAATGCATATAGAGTTACAATTGACGATGTATTAACAACTAATTATACAGTAGACGATTTTGTAATTAATTTTGCAACTGCACCAGCAGATCAAGCAGTTATTGTAGTTAAGTTTAATTCAGAAATACCCCTAGTAGCCCCTCCAGAAGCAACCCCACAAAATCCAAGCACAGTTGAACTAACCCCATCTGCAACAGACGTATCACTTAACGAAATCGCTATTGATACAACACGTTTTGGATTTACACAAATTACATATACACTAACAGATGCAACATCACGTAGAAGTGGTACGATGCGCATTAGTGTTGATGACAATGGCGATGTTATGCTTGACGATGATTATGGTACAACGTCACCAGAAGCTAGCAGATTAGATCATATTTTTGGCGGCACAGTTACTAACGGCGTATTTGTAGTAAGTTACACATGTGCAGATGTAAATCCAGTACAAATGACATGGATTGAACAAAGTTTTGCAGTTGCAGATCCAGCAAATCCAACATCATCTTTACAAACAGTGGCGGGACTACTTGGCGGCGGCGGATCAATTGGTTATGGTGTAGGAGGCGCAGGCGGCGGCACTGGAAACAGTCGTATTGCAATATCTGGCACGACAGGTTCAATTGCTGATGGCGCTACTTACAACCTAGATATTCCAAGTGCAGCAAAAACATATAGTATTTTCTCAATTACAACTGATGCCGCGGCATGGGTTAGAGTATACAGTAGTGATACAGCACGTAACGCAGACTCATCAAGATTGGAAGGTATGGACCCAGAATCAGATGCAGGAGTACATGCTGAAGTAATTACTACATCAGCTACTACTGTAAAATTTACTCCAGCAAGTATTTGTTGGAATGATGCTGGTAATGATACAGTATATCTTGCAATTACTAATAAGTCAGGAAGTACAACCGCAGTTGAAGCATCTTTAGCTATACTGAAAATGGAATAATGGCAATGCAACAATTATATGCCGTTATCCTGAAAGATTTTAAAGACTCAGATACTTTTTACGATGACATGGAAACTCCTGGAGGTAGTATTACTATTCCAGATAGACAAGTTGAAGTTGATATGCGTAAACCAATCAGCCGTGTAACAATTTACAGTTTAACACCTCAGGAAGCAGACCTAGTAAAACAGGACGATCGTGTAGAAGATGTAGAAATATATGATAAGGATTTTCCAATTGAATTATTGGGAAAATATAGAAGATATCGATTCCAACAACCGTTGGACAACAATTGGGGAAGATTTCAACATATACATCAAGATCAACCAGTACCAGCAACGTCAGATATTATTACTTTGCCAGAATTACCATATACTGGTAAAAATGTTGATGTTGTTATTATGGATGATATGGGATGGGAACCAAACCACCCAGAATTTCTTGATGAGAACGGAAACACTAGAGTAATTGATTATAACTGGTTCCAACACGCACGAGAATTAGGTGATATCACCAAATTTGATGATGTTATATACCATCCAACAGTTGACAACTATCATAATATTCACGTAGCAGGAACCGTTGCTGGTAGAAATGAAGGATGGGCTACAGACGCCAATATATATTTTTTACCAATGCGATTTGGTGGTAATAATGCATCTGCAACTGTTTCTATAGACCTTGCATTTGACTATATTAGATTATTCCACAGAAATAAACCAGTTAATCCAGAAACAGGTAGGAAAAATCCTACAATTGTTAATGCAAGTTGGGGTGCTTCTGTTGGTTGGATGTTTGGTATGAATCCTAAAAGCATTTCAAGTATCAATTTTCGAGGACAGAATTATCTTCCGTCAGATCTTTTTACAGTGTACGATGGATATTATGGTGCCTCTACAGCAGACGAAACACTTGTTGGTCTTCCAACAGGATCAAATCCAATCAATAGCACTTTTAAATATATAACATCTGATGCAACGCCTACTACGTCAACAGTTGATAGATTAGTTTCAGTACCTCCGGAATTTGAAAAATCAATTAACTTTGGTGCAAGTTTTACTTTAGATGACCCTAGTAATAGTAATAAAGAAATTACAATTAACACCCCATGCGATTTAAAATCTTATAGTACGTTACGTGCTAAAATTGTTAATTATGATTCTGTTGATGATACTGCAAGTGTTAGTAGTATTACTATTAGACGTATAATTAATAATAATGGCCAAATTGTAACTACGTTTCCATTTGTCGATGGACAAATTTCAGTTGACCTAAGAGGACTTACTAGGTTTGGTCAAATGAGTGCAAGTGGCGATATACCAGTACGTTATCTGGTTGAAGTTGATTTACGTAATGGAGATATAGCCGAGTACGAAGTAGATTGGAAATTTAGAACACATGCGTATGGAACACAAGTATTAAATGAAAATGAGATTAATGATTTAACATATGACGAGCCTACAGCCCATACTGTTAGTCCAACCTCTGCTACTGCAACTGTTGAAGAAATAACACACACTCCACTACTAGATTTCACAGATGCATCAAACTTGTTTGTTGGTAATGCATATTCCGGTCCAAAAAAAGCAACAATAGATACTCCGTGGCCAATAAGTTACTTAGGACAAGATTATACTACAATTGGGGTATCTTCATACAGCTTTATGACGTTTGGTCTTTCAACTGGCTATGGCGGCACTCCAGATACTCCAGGTGTTCCAAAACTACTATTGGGAAGCGCATCATTAATAAACACCGGTTCAAGTTTTCTTTCTGGCGCCAATCGATATGGATCTGACTGTAAAACTAAAACTTTGGGTGTAGCACCTAACAGAACATTTGTAGTACACTATAGAGGATGGCAAACATTGTTTAGCATGATCTATCGACCAACAGAACATCTTGACTGGCAATGTACTTTTTATGAAAATGAACCAGGACGTATAGACGTGGCATATGGAAATAATCCTTTGGATTATCAGGATGGTGGATTTAGTGAAGAAGAAATTCATAATTTTCAATTTAATCTTAGCGGATACTCCTTTAAAAACTCTGCATATGATGCTGATTGTGTAGATTTAATGAATGACGGAATTTTATTTGTCGCCGCCGCAGGAAATAGTAATGCTGGAATCTTTAATCCTGGCGATATCGATTACGATAATGCATATCTTAACAGTAGTGCGACATCATATACATATTACAATCGAGCAGGTTCTCCGCATAGTGCAGGTGGCAATAGTGACACCAGAGCAATTACTGTAGGATCTTTGGATGTAGATCTACAAACCTCAACATTAAATAGAAGAAGTGGATTTAGTAATTGGGGTAGTAATATAGATGTATGGGCAGCAGGTAGTTACGTACAAAGTGCATGGCCAAATGATAACGATAGAGATGATACTCCAGTACGTGATGGTTTTAAATATCGTAAGATAAGTGGCACAAGTATGGCAAGTCCACAGGTATGTGGTATTTTGGCATGTATGTTAGAGAAGTATCCAGATATGTCGCAAAAGCAAGCAATACGTCTACTACAATCTATAATGGTATCAAATGATGGAGTTTATGATGAACCTATTGATGGAAACATTGAAAAAAATATAACTGGGTCTGTTAATAAAACATTGATGTATCCAAACCTTGAAAAACCAAAAGATAAACCAGCGTATCCAAAACCGCATATGGGTCGACCTAAATCAGGTGCAGTATACCCCCGTGCAATAATTAAAAGAAGAAAATAATGAACCATTTCCAGAATTCCCCACGTGAACTTTTGCGTGATTGGCGAGGCTTCAGAAAGTCATTAAATGATATAGACGATGACGATCAAGTACTACAATTAATTGTAGATTGGTGGAAAAATGCACCATTGAGTACACGGGTAATTGATCCATATGACAGCAAAGATTGGCCTGGACCATGGGACTTAATAAACAACAATAACTTTGATGAAAATGCAATTGCTCTTGGAATGGCATATACGTTGCAATTGATAGATTGGCCATGCACAATTTACACAATTCAAGACACAAAAAAAAGTTTGCTGAAAATGATAATTTTAGTTGACGATTTGTACATTTTAAACTATACTTATGGTAAAGTAGAAAATGAAAAAAAGATAAGAAATAGCACAATCCTACATAGTTGGGAAAGTAGTGAGTTAACACTTTAGTTTAATCAAAAGTTGATCTAGTAAATACTCGACCAGCAAAACGCACTACGAAATCACAAGAGATAAGGTATACAAGAATGACAAAAGAAATCACTGTCCTCAAACGGGATGGCTCGAGAGAGCCTTTAGACTTGGAAAAAATGCATAATGTTGTATTTTATGCATGTGAAGGAATAACCGGAGTAAGTGCAAGTGAAGTTGAAATTAGAAGTCACATTCAGTTTTATAATGGTATTACTTCAGACGAAATTCAAGAAACACTAATTAAAGCTGCTGCTGATTTAATCAGTGGCGATACTCCAAACTACCAATGGGTAGCTGGAAGGTTAATAAACTACCATCTAAGAAAAGAAGTATATGGACAATTTGAGCCTTTTCATCTTGCTAACATAGCCCGTGAGAATGTAGATCTAGGTTATTATGATCCTCAGTTTTTTGAGAAATATTCTACTGAAGAAATTGAAAAGTTACAAAGCTTAATTAAACACGATCGTGATGAGAATATTGCTTATGTTGGTATGGAACAATTCCGTGGCAAATATCTAGTGCAAAATCGTGTAACAGGTAGAATATATGAAACTCCACAAATTGCATATATGATGATGGCAGCAACATTATTCCAAGACTATCCAGCTGATACACGTATAAAGTATGTTAAAGATATGTACGATTCAGTTAGTACATTTGATTTGAGTTTACCAACTCCTATTATGGCAGGCGTACGTACACCACAACGCCAATTTAGTAGTTGTGTACTTATTGAAACAGGAGATAGTTTAGATAGTATTAATGCAACATCAAGTAGTATTGTTAAGTATGTAAGCCAAAAAGCTGGTATTGGTATTGGCGCAGGAAGTATTCGTGCTATTGGAAGTCCTATTAGAAAAGGTGACGCAAGCCACACAGGTGTTATCCCTTTTTACAAGATGTTTCAAAGTGCAGTTAAGTCATGTAGCCAAGGCGGTGTACGTGGCGGAGCAGCAACATTACATTATCCAATTTGGCATTTGGAAGTGCAAGATATGCTTGTATTGAAAAACAACAAAGGCACAGAAGATAATCGTGTGCGCCATTTGGATTATAGTGTACAATTTAACAAACTAATGTATGAACGACTAGTAACAGGCGGAGATATTACTTTGTTCTCACCAGCAGATGTACCTGGATTATATGAAGCATTTTTTAACGATCAAGACGAATTTAAACGTTTGTATGAAACCGCAGAACGCAATACAAAACTTCGTAAGATTGTTATACCAGCAAGTGAATTGTTTAGTACATTTATGGAAGAACGTAAAAATACAGGCCGTGTATATTTGCAAAATGTAGATCATGCTAATACACATAGTAGTTTTAATGAATCATTAGCACCAATACATATGAGTAATTTATGTCAAGAAATTACACTTCCAACAAAACCATTGTCTGACTTAAATGATCCAGAAGGTGAAATTAGCCTATGTACATTAGCTGCAATTAATTGGGGCAATATTAAAACACCTACCGACTTTGAACGAGTATGTCGTTTAGCAGTACGTGCATTAGATGAGCTATTAGATTATCAAAAATATCCAGTATTAGCGGCGGAACTTAGTACAATGAAAAGACGTCCACTAGGCATTGGTATTATTAACTTTGCATATTGGCTAGCAAAAAATGACACAAACTATCAAAATCCAAACTTAGAGTTGATTGACGAATGGACAGAAGCTTGGAGTTATTATCTAATTAAAGCAAGTGCAGACTTAGCAATTGACAAAGGTAATATTGAAGGAATCAACGAAACAAAATATGGACAAGGTATTACACCTAACCAAACATATAAAAAAGATTTAGATGAACTTATCCCGCATGTTGAGCGCATGCCATGGGATGAGTTACGTAAACAACTAAAAGAAACGGGCATTCGTAATAGTACACTAATGGCACTTATGCCTGCTGAAACATCAGCACAAATTAGCAACAGTACTAACGGCATTGAACCTCCTCGCAGTCTTGTTAGCATTAAACAATCAAAGCATGGAGTACTAAAACAAGTTGTACCAGAATACAGACGTTTACAAAACAAATATGACCTATTATGGGATCAACGTAGTCCTGAGGGTTATTTAAAGATTATGGCAGTATTGCAAAAATATATTGACCAAGCAATTAGTGTAAACACAAGTTACAATCCAGAATTTTATGAAGATGAAAAAATTCCAATGAGTGTAATGCTACAGCATTTGCTTATGTTCTACAAATATGGCGGCAAGCAATTGTATTACTTTAATACATTTGATGGACAAGGTGAAATGGACTTTAGTGTCAAAGAGGGCGAACTTGCAGCAGGCGAGCTTGATGACGAATATTGTGAAAGTTGCACGATTTAAAAAACTAATCGACATAAACAGTTGAATAGTGTACTATGATTACATAGTGAAAAACTTATAGGGGCCGAATAAATGGCAGTTTTGAATACAGAGAATAAAAAACATCACACAGACCAGTTGGCATTCTTAGACGAAGGCCTAGGCATGCAACGTTATGATGTAATGAAATATAAACAATTTGACAAACTAACTGAGAAGCAGTTAGGCTTTTTTTGGCAACCACAAGAAGTAGATGTTAGTAAAGACAGCAAGGATTTTAAAGACTTAACTGATCATGAACGTCATATTTTTACAAGTAATCTGAAGCGTCAGATTCTTTTGGATAGTGTACAAGGACGTAGTCCTAACTTAGCATTGCTTCCTATTGTAACATTGCCAGAATTGGAAACTTGGATTGAAACTTGGGCATTTAGTGAAACAATACACTCACGCTCATATACACATATTATTCGTAATGTTTATTCAGACCCTAGTGTAGTATTTGATACTATGATGGATAATCCACGTATTACAGAGTGTGCAGATGACATTTCAAAGTACTATGATGACTTAATTGAATACACACAATGGTATCAGTTATTGGGAGAAGGCACGCACACAGTTAACGGCAAAAAAATTACAGTTGACAAATATGAACTAAAGAAACTAATTTGGATGTGTATTAACAGTGTTAATGTACTTGAAGGAATTCGCTTCTATGTATCATTTGCATGTAGCTGGGCATTTGCTGAACTGAAAAAAATGGAAGGCAATGCTAAAATTATTAAGTTTATTGCTCGTGATGAGAATGTACATTTAGGATCAACACAGTATTTGCTTTCAAAAGTATTAAAACAAGAAGATCCAGACTTTGCTAAAATTGCTAAAGAATGTGAACCAGAAATTGTAAAAATGTTTGTAGATGCAGTTGAGCAAGAAAAAGAATGGGCAGAGTATCTTTTTAAAGACGGATCAATGATTGGGCTAAACGCTGAACTACTTAATCAATATATCGAGTGGATTGCGTGTAAACGTATGACTGCTCTAGGACTTAAATGTCCATATTCAACACCACAATCTAACCCACTGCCGTGGACGCAAAAGTGGATCTCAGGTGCAGAGGTACAAGTTGCACCACAAGAGACTGAAATCAGCTCTTATGTCATTGGCGGTGTTAAGAAAGACGTCAGTGAAGACACATTTAAAGGATTTAGTTTATGATTGAAATTTGGGGTAAACCTGCTTGTCCGCATTGCGATCAAGCAAAAACAATTTGTGAGAAACGACAACTTGATTATGTCTACAAACAATTAGATGTAGATTTTACTAGAGAAGAAATATTTGAAAACTTCCCTGGCGCAAGAACATTTCCACAGATTAAAATTAACGGAACAATAATTGGTACGAAAGACAATTTAATTACGTACTTGGAAGAAACAGGATATAACGGAACAGGAATGACATTATGATTATTGAAGCACCTTATACAGTGGGCGATGTAGTTAGTATTAAAATTACATCAGGAGAAGAAATGGTTGCACGTTTAGATTCAGAAGACGGATCTGCATGCACAGTTAGTAAACCACTAATGTTGATGGCAACAGAAAACGGCGTGGGCTTTGCTCCATTCATGTTTACTGTTAATCCATCAGGTAAAATGAAAATTAAAAACACAGGTATTATTTGTATTACAAAAACTGCTAAAGATGCAGCAGATATGTATACCCAAAATACCAGTGGCCTGGTAGCGGCAGTATAAAAAATGGCTCGCGGTATCGCAAGATTAGGTGACAGGACGACAGGAATATGCAGTCATCCTTCTCATCTGACTCCTATATCAACAGGCGGCACAATAACTAAAGCAAGCAGCACCGTTATCGTAAATGGCAAAGGTGCTGCTAGATTAAAAGATGAAGTAACTACAGATTGCGGTCACAAAGATAGAATTAGCAGTGCAAGTGGCACAGTTAATGGAGACAGTGAACCAATTGCAAGAATAAGCGATACCATAGGCTTAGACGGTATCTATAATGCAGTTATAGTTGGAAGTAGTCCAGATACAAATGCAGATGATTAAAAAAAGCAAAAAAAGTTTATAAAAGTAATACTTTTTACTTGACATTCTTTGTTTCGGTTGTTAGTATGATAGAGTAAATTAACACTAACAATGAGAGAAATAAATGAGAGCCAAATCAGGACCTGATGGCGTAAAACGTATTAACGCCAAAGTTGAAATCCCCATGTCACATTCAGACGTAAGCGACTATGTATTAAGTGCGGTGGTCAACGGCACATCAGTTGACGATGTCCAAATGTTGAATAAGCGTGAGTTATTGCGTGTGGCTAAAGATCAAATATTTACATATGGTGCAGTAACGCCACGTATGTTAGCAAGTGAAGTTAATAATGACACAGATGTAATTATTCGTAATTATGTAAAACGGATGTTTCCAGAACTGGTATAAGGAGTGGGATATGTTTAAATTTTTGATACCTTTAATATTAGTGGCCAATGCAGTAAATGCTGGTGCCCCTGAGACTTCAATTAAGCCAAAGTTGCGTCCTTTTGATACAGCGCCAAATATGAACATCAATCGAAGTAAGCTGATTGATTATTCGCCACAGTATCAGTTTGATTATGACAAATTTGTTTTTATTGAAAATCCAGAAGATTATAAACGTATTGCAAACACACACTGGCAAGACTTCGATACATATATGCGCCCACGGGTACTTGAATATTCTATGAAGTGCCTAAGCATGTTGAAACAAGACCAAGCAATGTTTGCCTGGCAAGGAAATAAAGACGACACAAACGCAAATAGAGTGCAACGATGTAGTGCTGCAATATCATTTTCAATGGCATACTTTTACGCTCATGATGAAAAGCATGAATTTGTAAACGAGTTTTTTAATGAAGCACTTCCAATGTGGATTGAAAAGGAAGCATTTGTACTTAAAGATGTACGTGATGATTTTGGTTTCCAATTAGATATACCAAACGATAATATACGCTATAGTATTTTTCACACGTACTATGTATTTGGAGATTGGGCAGGTGTTCGATCCAAAGAACTAGATAACAAAATGCTAGCCTACTGGGAGAAAACTGAAAAGTATAATACCTCAAGTGTTTGGGCACGTGACATTGAAAAATGTCCTATCATAAACGATAACAATCCACAACACCCTAATTTTAGTAGTGTGTACAGACGTGGCACAAAAGATGGTAGCCATGGGTTATGTGATAATGGTGCAGCACGTTATGCTTATCATTTAGCACTAACAGGCCTGTACTATAAAAACAGTGACTACATTAACGAAGCCATATGGGTCGCTACAAACATTGCTGGCGGCGCATCAAAAAATGGATCAACAGTTGACTCGATACGTGGCGGTCAAGCACCTGCGTATATGATTAAAACAGCAGAATACTTGGATCATGTAGCAGTTGAATTAGACTATTATTTAGGTTTGGACATTAGAGATAACGCACACCCAAATACTAATGTTACAATACAGACTGTCATTATGCGTGGACTTGATGTATGGCTTAATCCTGAAATCAATTATAATTATGCAAGATTAAATGAAATGCATCGTAAAGCAGAAGATGTTCAAGGACAAGAACCAGACGGTGGACAACCTATAGAAGTTTCACAAGCTAAACATGTACAACAGATGATTGGCGACTGGGCTTGGAATAATCCAGCACTCGATTCATATCGCGAAAAAGAATGGGCATTCCAAATGGGAGTACGCAGACAAGCACTAAAAGAATCACGTGAACTACTAAATTAAAACTTGACTTTCAATGGTGTTTAATATAGTATAATGGAATAGAAGATAAATAATATTAGTAGTTAATAACGCTCCTGTAGCTCAGCTGGTAGAGCAACTGATTTGTAATCAGTAGGTCCGCGGTTCAAGTCCGTGTAGGAGCACCATTAATTTAGCGGATGTGGTGGAATGGTAGACACGCAAGTTTTAGGTACTTGTGCTTCACGGCGTGAGAGTTCGAGTCTCTCCATCCGCACCAATTAGTAATTGTATTATGTAACGATAGGACACATAAAAGATAAATAATTTTAATTGGGGCATTAGCTCAGCTGGGAGAGCACCTGCTTTGCAAGCAGGGGGTCAGCGGTTCGATCCCGCTATGCTCCACCAATTTTAAAAAACCCTTGGTACAATGTATCAAGGGTTTTCATTTGCTTTTCAGATAAATATATATGTTATATAACCAAAGGAGGTACAACTAATGTACACATTAAAATCAAAGATGACTTCACTTCTATCTGCAGACCAGACTTGGGAAGATACAGCATCATGGCAAACAGCGCATAGCATTTCATTCGATGATCTTATGGAAAGCATTCCAGGACTAACAAGTGTAGTGCTAGAACTAGAAGCAGACAAACGTTCAGTAGTTCGTACATTAACATATGAAAATGTTGAAGCTCGAAATACACACTTCAGAACAGACAGCATACCTACACTACGTAAGCCAGGTATTTTTTCAGTAGAATTTATTGAAGAATCTGAAGAGACACCAGCAAAACCAGAAGGTTGGTTCGAAAATTAATAAAAATTAAAAGCCCAGTGCTTTTCACGACACCACCAGCAGTCCTTACATGGGCGTGGTGGTGTTTTACTTTCACAGCTTATAGTTAATGCTGTTAAGTCCATAATGTCATATTGCTGATATAGCTCAGCTACTTTTTTCTTAGTATAGTTGACAAATGGCTGATAATGATATACAATCTTTCCATTTATTACCATACTATGTGTCTTCTCCTCGCCAGGAGTATCTCTTGTGAAATCTCTATCATCAGTCAGTAGATTTTCAACATCAGACGGATTTGCCGTCATCCCACTAAACAATCCATCAATATTATGTTTTTCTACTAATGCACGAGTAACACTACCACGCCTTGCTCTTGCATCTGCTCTATCATTATATTTAACTATCTTGTGTTCTATAATTCTGTTGGGAAATAATTCATCAAACTTTTCTCTAATACCATTTACATATTCTACATTATAGTAATTGAGATGTTTATGAGTTGCAGTACTAAGCACAACTTTACTGTTGGGCAAATCGTTAAGAATCATGTAAGTTAATAAAAAACTATCCAATCCTCCACTTAATGTACTTAGGTATATCTTATGGTCTGGAACGCACGAAACGCCTAGAAACGTTTCCATAATGATTTCCTACTGTTTTCGCCCATAGAAATAAGGGCTTCCGCAACGCTGATTCCGTTAAATTCATTTTTGCAGTGGTCATTGCCATATACTGCTATTTGGGGATTATACTGGCTTAAAGTGTTCACGAAGAGCCTGGAATTTTCAAAGCTCTGATCACTAGTTTTCATAACATTAGCAGGCAATCTTTTTAGAGCACCGTTCCACCAAAAAGCACCATTGCCTTCTAGCTTTAGCTTTTTTAATGTTTTGTGTAACAATTGATTGTCACTAAAATTAACGTGGTTAAATGTATGCTTACATTGTTTGTATTTTTGCCAATGTTCTACCCAGCCTTCTTCGCCAAATGTTTCAATAACATGATCCCAGCATTTACGTGCCGCTTTGTGATGACTGTGTAATCTGTTTTTTCCGTTGTATATTTCAAGCATTGGAAATTTTTCATAGATATGGTCCATCCAATCATAATAATTATGACCATCCCAATTTTTGATGGTATATTCTCTCACATACAAACTCATTGGACTAACGTCTAAATGGTGTATACGAGTCTTTTTATCAAATGTACTTAGGTTTAAAACATAGTTAATGTAAAAACCGCTACTAACTGTCATTGCAAAATCCAAGTGATCATGCAGTTTTTTTGGCTTGGGAATTTCATTGTGGATAATATAACTAATATTACTGTTGTGTGTCAATGTTGCCATAACGCCACTGTGGCTTAGTGCAAAAGTATCATCATTAGTACTATCAATAAAAGGATAATGTCTGTTTAACTCTATGTGAGCCTCTCCAGTTCTTCCTGGTTTCACTACTGCAATATTTTCGTTATCAAAACTAATAAGGCCTGCATCACATTCTTCAACTTGTTTGCGAACGCTGCTTTCCCAATAACTATATTCAAATATAATACCAGGATTTAATATAATTAGATATTCATATTTGTCCATGGGAATTTTACGATAGTCGTCAGTTTCATAAAATGAATAGTCACTATCTCCTACACGATCAGCCATGCAGTAATCAAAGTTTAATTGCGTATAGTTTTTTGCAACATCATATTTCCAACTATGTTGTCTTTCTGGGTTTATTAATAGTACAACTGCCTTCATAAGAACTTCCTATCTATATCTTGAAAGTTATAATATGCAACGTTTGTATCGTATGTCATATCTCTTTCAGGTCGCTTTTTGTTTGTCATATATCCCTCAATGCTTCTTACGTTTTTAAATTCTTTTGTATCTGGAATTAGCGGATCTATATCCCAATATTCTGCCCAATGTCTTTGAGTAAGAACGTGTATGTTTAATTGCTTTTTATATATCCAGCTTCTAGCATCTTTAATCTCATCTTCAATCTTGCCACGCATAGTTGGTTCATCAATATAATGATCAGCATATGTTGGATATGTAATATTAAATCCGCCTGCTCCAAACCATCCTTTATAGCAACTTTCTACAGGACGAAAAACAATCATAATTTTACTCTTGGGAAAGTTTTCCGCAATCCAATCCAAGTTGTTACTGATAACATGACTTTTTACAATGCGGTATTCGTCTGGACGCTCTTCTGTCCAAGCACCATTTATTTCTGATAATATTTCTTCACGAGTTAATTTGTGTAACTGATGCCAGTTATGCCCTAATTCCATACCAGGACCAAAATATGTACCCAAGTGCTGTTGACTGTTAAATTTAGTTGGATGTGTATACACCCTATTGTCTGTTCTATCAGTTGTGTTAACTTTAATTTTAGGTGTTAAGCTAAGAGCATTACTTACAGCACTCCATTTGCTTCCTGGTGCGCCAGTGAAAAATATAATTTTACTTTCATCAATCACGTAAAAACTCCTTTATAGTTTTATAGTCTCTTTTGCCAACACTTAGAATATTGTTAGTATTGATAGTTTCTCTTCTTTGTTGAACACGATCATCAATCATATTAACAACAAACTGTTGATATTCGTTTGCATACTCTGGATAATACATGTCATCAAATTTATCATGACACCATAAATCTCTAACAGTAAAGCCCTTGCCAAATTCTTTAGCAATAGACGCTAAGTGTTTTCCGTATCCAGTATTTTCTCCATCAAGCCATTTGCATTTTAAGTATGCAGGAAACAAACTAGTAGTCTCCATATATCTAACAGCAACTTGTAATGGATCATCAATTATATTTAGCACCTTGGCATCTGGAAATCTTAGTGCCAATTCATTTGGCATCTCATGGCTACAATATATAAGATTTTGTGTTTTTAAAATTTCTTTGCCGCCCATACGTTCAAATTCAGGATCAAAATAATTGCAATAATATTCATTAGGATCAGGTACAAAATACTTAACATAATCGTGTGTTGGTGGTAACATTCCTTTTGGTACAAGCCTATCAAAATGCCAACGGCTTACATTACGTTGCATAATACTAGTATCTGTAAAGTGAACATTCCAAGGCGAAATGCCATTGTTATAGTTACTATACCAATATACTTCTGGCAAAGTGCTTAATACCCGGCCTAGTTTATGTCCGCCTCCACCGTTTTCAAAACTTACAAATATAATATTAGGCATCGTTTCTTCCTATGTAATAAAAGTGACCAAAGCTATTTAATTTTAAAAGATCAACAGAGAGTATATAT